GTAAAGGCATAGGCTGTTTTTGCTTTTAAATCGAAAATATTAACAAAAAAACTATAAACTATAAAATATGAAAAAGTTTGCAACAATCATGGCAGCATTGTCTGCTTCATTTTGTGTTTTAAGCATCAGACAATTTTCTCTAGAAGGCATGGCTTATTCTGGAGTTTATCTTTTTCTTTCATTCATCACTGCAGCGACTACTGTGCTTTACATAGCTGCTGCAATTAATATGTATCTTGACGAAAAAGATTAAAGACTATTCTCTATGTCATTAGTTTGGGGTAGAGGATCTAAGCAATATTCAAAGGACAAGAAATATTGCCGTTTCCATTTTGAGTTTTTGTTTTCATATCTAGGAAAAAAGCCTGCTCCCGTAGTCCAGGGAGTAGGTTACTTTTACAATGAACTACAAACTATATATCAGAATCAGGAAACAAGCTCCAGTTTTTACAGTTACCAGACTAGCTAGTAATGAAATCAGAGATTATTACTACAAACTTCAAAAGATAATCAAACTAACAAAATCACAAAAAAAACTAATAATACTCTAGAAATGAACAAGACAAATTACCACACACAGAAAAACATTTCTTCTATCTCAGCTAGAAGAGCATCAGACAATGAAATAGCAGTAGCTACTTCAAGCAAGTCTAAAAAGTCAGACAAAAAACTTACAGATTCATTTGTAAGTAAATCAGGAATTCGCTATTTTTAAACCATGAAAAAGACCTTAATGATCGTTGTCATCTCTATGATGATGGATTTAGTTAGTGCTCAGTTTATAAGACAGGACCATTTGCTACATGCAAGTGGTTCTGCTTGTCTTTCTGGCTTAACGTATTGTGCCGTATTTAAAGCAACAAATAACATCACACTATCTACTGTATCCTCTATTGGATTATCTTTAAGTGTAGGGGCTCTAAAAGAGTTTCATGACATGAAAAAGTACAATTCAACATGGAAACAAAGTGGTGGAGATATGGCTTTTAACATATTAGGTACTTTAGGAAGTGTTTACACTATACGTTATACTTTTAAAGGATATAAAAAGCCGGTTAGGCAATTTGTTCCTTTAAGATATAATTAATAAAACAAATAGTCAGGTGGCGGGGTCGCCAATGGAGACTCGTTAAAAGGAAAGATACCACATTGAGACGGTGGTAAATGCCATACAGTTTCGAATCTTGTCCGACTAGGTAAAAGATAAGGAGAGATGAAATACTCTCTCCTACTTTTGCTTTTTAATTTGAAAGTTCGTATATTTGTGACTACAATGGAAAGATTTTTTAACAAAGTAGAAAAAACAGAGTCTTGCTGGCTATGGACAGCAGGATTAAGAGGTAAAACAGGATATGGTGCTTTTAAATTAAATGGTAAAGTTGTAGATGCACATAGAATTTCTTATGAACTTCACAACGGAATAATACCGAAGGGAATGCACGTATGTCACATTTGTGATAATAGAAAATGTGTTAATCCTAATCATTTGTTTTTAGGAACTCCTAAAGATAATTGGAAAGATGCCTTTAATAAAGAAAGAATAAAACTTTTGGGAGGAATTGATATTGAAAAACTTAAAAAACATCCAAGCAGAGGTGCTTATTTGAGAGGGTGTAGATGTGATGAATGTAAGGCTATCAATAATATGATGGTTAAAAGATATAGACAAGGGTTAAAAAAATAATCCTGTCCTGACTACATTATTAACTTTAAAACCAAAACAATATGAAAAACATACATATATTACCAACAGAAAAACCAAGTTACTTATACAAAATGAGTGACAATAAATTACGTTTATCTGATTTACTTGAAAAAGGAAGTTCTGCTTGGATAAACCAACACATCTACATCACTTCTGATGAAGAAATTAAAGAAGGTGATTGGTTTTTTAATGGTGAACATATATTACAATGTTCAGATGTTACTGACATTATTATAGATACAGAAGGTCAATGGAGTACTATTGAAGACTGTAAAAAAATTATCCTAACAACAGACCAAGACTTAATTGCAGATGGTGTTCAAGCTATTGATGATGAGTTCTTAAAATGGTTTGTTCAGAATCCAAGTTGTGAGTGGGTTGAGGTTGAAAAAGGTTATTTGGGTATGTGCGGTTTTGTAAAATCAAGTGAACCAATATCAAAAGATAAATTACATTACAAAATAATCATTCCACAAGAAGAACCTAAACAAGAAACTCTTGAAGAAGCTGCTCAAAAGCATTTAAATGAAAAGTATCGAGGGGGTGGTTATTTAGGTAATTTGTTCATCGCGGGTGCTAAATGGCAAGCTGAAAATATGCCTATTCACATATTAGATGTTGAAAACACTTATGTACACATTAAAGATGGTGTAATAATAGTTGAAAAAAATGACAAAACTGAAAGAATGTATAGTGAGGAAGACATGATTTCTTTTGCGATATTTTATTATACACATCAAGGTAAAGCTACTGAATACTGGGGTAAAGATTTATTTAAAGAATGGTTTGAACAATTTAAAAAGAAATAATATGAAAACAGTATTTATCATCTTTGCAATTTTATTTATAATCAGCATGCTTTGTATGTATTTAGTAGAAGACTATAGAAAAGGAATTGTTTATAAAGGATTTTTAGGAAGATTGCAAAACATAATTAAACATTAAACAAAAAAAGAAATACTATGGAAAAAAGAAAATTCACACAAAAGGAAGACACTGTAATTTTGAAAAACATTGCAATGTATCCTAACAATTTAGCTGCGTCTTTTGACAAATCTTCTGAAGATTTGGGAAGAAGCGCAAGCTCTTGTTCTGGTAGGTATTATTCTACACTTAGAAATGAATCAACTGTTATAGCGGTTGCTTCTAAAGGAGGAATGCATACCTTAAACAACCAGAAAAATTCACGAAGAGTTTCCGATACAAAACTAAGCCAAGAAGACCGCTTGGAATTAGTTAAGGAAATGATTCAAACAATGAACCGGTCTATGAAAAAAGAGATCGTGAAGATCTTGTTTTATTAAAATGGCAAGTGTAGACTTAAAGTTTGAGGTTGGGGATCTAGTTATCCCCAACTCTTGTGTTTTTAAAAATGATGAGTGTAGAATTGTAATAGCTTATTCAGCTTCGGCATTTATTGAAACTTTTAATTCTGATAAATTTGGTAGAGGACATACAGGAGGTGGCACAATCTCTGAAAACAATGGTTGGAACTATAATTTAACTGATTTAGTTCATTCTTTTAGATATGGCTTTAAAATAGGAGACAGAGTAAAAACTCCTAACGGTATAGGAATTATCAAGTGTTTTTACAAACAATTTGGCACTCTTGGTGTAGCACATGATGAAGTTGTCAGAGGTGGCCATACTATAAATGGCTATTGTGATCAAGGTTATGGACGTTTCTATGCTAAAGACGAGTTAAGCCACTTTACAGAAGAACCTAAAACAACTAAAGAATCAGAACTTCCATTTAAAGTTGGAGATAGGGTAGAAATAAAGCCTGGTTACAAGAATGGATCCTCTGTAGGAGTGGTTAAAAAAATAAAAAACCAATTATTTACATCACCTAGTTATGGAATTGAATTTTCTCAATATGATTCATTTCGTCATGATTTAGATGGTGATTGTGCAACAGGTTATGGTTGGTATTATCATGAGCATGAATTAAAACTAGTAACACCAGAAAAAAGATTTAGTGTAGGCCAAAAAGTAACTTACAAATCAGACTCATCATTACCAAGAGGTTACAGATATGGAGGTGAAGACCAAGGAGGATTTGTAGGAGAAATTAAAAACTATGTAGAGTTTGTATCAGACTATAACTGTTATAAGATTGGCGTAACAGAAAAAAAAGGAAGTGTTTACTCTATGCTTGAAAGTGAGTTTGAAGATTATCTTGATCCTACTTTTACTGCTAAAAAAGTATCTATTTCTGCATCTGCATCTAAACCTACAGAAAGATTTAAAATAGGCGATAAGGTTACTTATAAACCTACAAAAAGTCTTCCTGGTAGTTGCTACCATTTTGGTGGATACGATGAAGGTCTCTTTGTAGGTACTATAAAATACTATGGTTCTTATTATCCAGAGTACGGTTGTTACTCAATAGACGTAAGTACTAAATACGATGGTATTTATACTATGCTTGAATCTGAGTTCTTTGAGTATGATAGTATTGTTACTAGTTACACAACTATAGGTAGCGATTCTGTATCATATTATGGAACTACTGGAGTTTTTGGAGCTACTGGAGCTGTTGTAGGTACTGGAAGTACTGAAGTAAGTGCAAGTATGTGGGGTGGAATAATGGAAGAAGATTTTAAGAAACGTGACGAAGCCAAAAAACAAGATTTATCAGACTATATTCAGGCTCCTAGTGTGCCAAAGAAGAAAAGCACAAAAAGAAAATTAGTTATCGTTGACAGATTTTAATTTACTAGAAAACAAAAAAACAAACAAAAACTTAAAAAACAAAAAACAAAAATCATGAACAAAGTATCAAATTTCATCAAAGAAGTAACTGCCCGTTTGAAGGGTGACGAAGCAGGTGTCGTAGCTGCAAAAGTTGAACGTAAAGCACAAAGTGCTATTAACGGCCAATTGGCTGCTCTTAGAGCAAAATTGGTTGACGATGAGACTGCAGTAGAAGACGCTGAAGAAGCTTTCAACACAGCAGTATTCCCAACTAGTGTGTTTACGGACAACCGTCACTATGTGACTCAAATCCAATCAGCAAACACTAAATTGGAAGAAGCGAAGGACCAACTTGAAGCTACCAAAGAAGCTATTGCTTTCTTTGAAAAGCTTGTAGCTGAGAACTTCGACTAATCATTGACCGGTTTTTATTTTATTATTTAGTAGGTATGGGGATTTCTTCGGAGGTCCCCATATTTTTATTTGGTCAGATAGCTACTATGTAGCAGTACATCCTGATTGTACTATAAAACTTTAGTTTTATGTGGGGGAGGAACCCACTCTGATCACCAATTTATTTCTCAAAAATCTTGCAAGACTTGGTAAACCCAAAAATGCCCTCTTGTAAGACACGATACCCTTAACCCTAATAGAAAAAAACAAACACTAAAACACTAAAACACTAAAAAACTAAAACACTAAAACACTATGAAGAACAAATACAGAAAACCAAAGAAAATCGTTATCATTAACGGTAAAAAACATTTAGCAATCAGAGAAAGAAACTTTATTCCTCCTAAAGAGGAACCAACAAGAGCTACTCAAGAGTATGCTCTTCCTAAACATACTTCTCTTTTTGTAAAGATTCTAGAAGGAACCATTGAACAGAACTTAGAATTCTATTTTAAAAAGATAGAAGTTAACTATAATTTGTTCAGAGAAGAAGCTTCAGCTAAATTACTAGCTGGAGACTATGAAGGTGCTAAACTTCTAGTAGAAAAATCTAAAGACCTAGAGAAAATACTTAAATCTTCTGCAAGCAAAGCAAAGATTACTTTAATGAGTATTCTTTTTTTGAACTTTGACAAACTAACTAGCGAAATCGTAAGCCGGTTAGATTAACAATCTTTCATAGTTACCCCTTTCAGGTAGTGCTGGGGGGTAACAATTTAATTTAAAAACGAATGTTAAACCGAAGAACAACAGTTGATATTAGCACCAAACCGCCACTTTTGGCAATCTGCTGTTATACGCTGTTTTTCTTCACAAATTAAAATAAGATGCCAGATATTACAATGTGTACTAATAAAGAATGTCCGCTTTCATATAGTTGTTGGCGGTTTAATTGTCCACCGAGCCAATATGCTCAAAGCTATCAAAAGTTTGAACCGCAGATTGATGAAGTGTTGGACGAAGTAGAATGTAAGTTTTACATTAAACCACCTGATGAAGTATGGTCGTCTGCAAAATAGCGTATAATGTTATCGGGCTTGGCGATGTTGCCGAACACAAATGTTATTAGGATTACAAAACTTTAAATTATAGATAAAATGTCAAACGAAGAACTGAACGGCAATATTGCCAAACCCGTGTTATATGAAGTGCCGAGTTATTAAAAACAAAACTTAATTAGATGAACGAAACAGAAAAACAAAAAGAAAAAAAGCGATGGAAAATACACTGAAAATACCAACTAATTGCCCTTATTGCGGACAATTAGTAAATTACTTAAACCATAAACATCATTTGTATATGTATTGTACAAATGAAAAACCAAAAACACTACTTGATGGATTAGTAAAGAAAGAAATATTGAAAATTAAATACGATTACAACTGCAAACATTACTTTGGTATTGTATCTGCCGAAAGCGAAGAAGAAGCAAAAAAAATATTGCATAAAGACCATACTGGGAATGGGGATAAGCTATGTAATTGGAGTAAAACAACAAAAAACGATTGTCAAACAAAATGTCAACTAACTTTAAAAATAAAATAATATGAAAACAAGTGAATTAAGAATTGGTAATTACATTAAATTGATGCTGAACGATGAAGATTTTGCAATCGTTCAAGTTACTTTGAATGACTTAGAAGCTGTCGATAATAAAAAAGGTGTTTATGAGCCAATGCCATTAAAAGAAGAATGGTTATTAAAGAATAAATTTTTTGTAGAAAAATTTGATTATAGCATACCTATTTCAGATTGTGAAGTCGTATGGCTTACTTTGATACCACAGGATGAAGAGTGTACTGCGTATTCAGTTTGCGTTACCCAAACAGATGAAGATGAACTTGACCAAAATGTATTTTTATCCGACATAAGCTATGTTCATCAATTACAAAACTTATACTTTGCATTAACTGGTAAAGAATTAGACTATGAAGAAGAATTTTAAAAGTGCGGTGGCTTTTTTCTTTTTGTTTTTCCTTCACGGAACTTCAATTGGAACACGTCAGCAAGGCATTTCATATAACTTGCGGCTTTGCGCTACCCCCTCTTTTTCTATCATTATAAAAGAAATAAAAAATAAATGAAAACGAACTTTAAAAAACCGCTAATCATTGTTTTAATAGCAATATGAAAGTAGAAGAAAAAGAAGTATGGAAAGAATGGCAAAAAAGTGACAAAAGAGAACAATAATAAATCAAACAAACAATTAAAAACAATTAAAAACAAGTATTATGACAAACACAACAAACACACAAAACCCAGTAGTTGCTATCGGAGCATGGATTAACCCTAATGCAACTCTTCGTCCCGTAAGCGTGATGATGGAACAAAAAGGCGAACCTACTAACCTTATTGGTTTTATGCTAGGTCAAAAGAATCGCAGAGTAGTTACTGTTTCTTTCACAGAAGAAGTAGCTAATGCTATTGGTATTAACGTTGACGACTTAGGCAACGGTTACGATAACGTAACTCCAATTAATATCAACATGAGTGCTATTCTTCCTTTCCCAGTTAAAATTCGTATCGTAGAATCTACAGATGCGAAATGGGCCGAAGAAAACTATGCTTCTATCAAGAAAGCAGGTAAAGACGGTGCAGAACTAATTACTGCTGATGGAGAAAACATCTATCGTAAGCAGGAATTTGTTCAAGTTGCAGAAGACGGTTCTAGCGATGACATTCTTGTTTCTCACATTCCTGTGAAAGACATGAACATTGACTTGAAAGAGTCTACTGTAAAAGCTACCGGTAAAGCTACAGCTAAGCTTGAGCCAAGTCCAGTATTTTAATCTAACCTTATTAGATTAACCAATTAACATAGCTACTGTAGTCTTTTGATTACAGTAGCTATTTTAACCCTAAACAATAAAACATTTCATAGTGTTTAAGATAGTAGTAGTAATTTTGCTACTACTATCTTCCTGTGTAAAAATCTTATATAATGTTTACTTTACAGATAACAAAAGAAACCAAAAAGGCTATAGAAAAAGAAATTTTATCTTTAGAAGATAAGATTCGCTATAGACCTGTAGAGTTCGTAAGAGAACAAATTGCTAAAAAAGAACTCTTACAAGAGTTGCTAATACATGCTATTATTTTAGATTAAAAACTAATGTTATGCTAAATAAATTGATTAAAAACAACCCAATAATACAAAAGCTTAAGTTTTTTGGTAAAAAGCCAGAAATCAAAGAAGCTGAAAAATTTGAAGATTGGTTTTCTCGTTTAAACCCAGACTACAATTTTGAACAAGGTCAGTTTAATGAATTCCAACTTAACATAAGAAAACAGACTTATAAAAATTATGGTAATACAGAAGATAACTAAAAACTTAGAGGTTAAAGATATTACTTCGGGTTGGAAATGGAAAAACAGACTAATTTGGTTCCTAATAGGAGCCATTTTTGTTTTATCCTCTCATACTGTTTACAGGGCTTTTAATCCTGTGGTGTGTAGGACTGTAGAAAAAGACAAGTTAATGCTTCAAATGTATGATTCTATGGCTTTACAGCTTAAAGTTCGTAGCTTTAGAGACTCTGATTTAACAGAGAAAAGTCTTTTTACTTATGTTGAGCTAATCGGTTGTACTCATCCTTATGAAACTACAGCTCAAGCTTTGTATGAGTCAGGAAATTTCTCGCTTAAAAGTTCTGCTAGGTACAACAATCTGTTTGGATTTAGAGATCAAGATTATTTAGTATTCAAACATTGGACTTATTGTGTAGATTTTATGGTTAAAAACTATCAGGTCAAGCACAGATTAACTAAAGATTTAGATTATTATGCCTGGATACCTAAATCCTACCATGGAGTAGAAAGAGCTGTTTATAACAAAGGAGTTCATTATATTGAACTCAAACTAAGACAAAAATATGGAAAAATCCTGGATTGACCTCAACGAAGAATTAAGACTAGAAATAGAAAGCCTACATAACCCTGTATTTGAATCAATATTGATTCCGGTATCTTCGGAAATTTTGCAAGAAGCTGTTTACGAGCCAGAAGTACTAGAAGAAATACTAGAAGAAAACAAAGAAACCTTACAAACAATCAAACAAGACTAGAAATGTTAAAATATTCAGATAATCCCTTATACTGTATGCTTACAGAGGGGGATTTAATCTTACAAAAAGACCAGTATTACGATTACAGTAACGACCAATGGGTAGATGTAGAAGCTGAGTTTATCGGACTTCTTTACAACGGTCCTTATGGTTATTATCATTTTTTAGTAATTAGAAGAAAAAACAAAAAGAAAAAATAATTATGGTTTACGTAGAACTAAGTGCTGACAGTGAACAGCAACTATTAGTAAAAATACAAGAATATTTGAAAGAGTATCCTACAGCAGGTTATGGAACCCTTGCTGGGAAAATAATCGTTTACAACGATAAACACACTTGCGTAGTATCAAGAAACAACTCATCTGACTAAAATGGAAAAGAACTTAATAATTGACTCTTTACTAATTAGCAAATTGGAGAGAATCAACTCTCCAATTTCTACACATTTACTTAATTTAAGAGAATCGGAACAAGATATTGAAAATTTATCTATTAATTACCTAGGTATTAGCTCAGAGAATCCTTCTTTTATCAGTTACTTAAATGAAGACCGCTACGAAAAGATAAAAAATACCAATAAAAGAGCTATAACTGATTTTACTTACACTTTTAAAGATAGTGCTTTTTATCCACCAGATATAGATGAGCTTAATATACCAGCAGATCTTTTTGACAATATTTTGTATTATCAGGAAGACTCAGATTTTCCTAAATACAAAAAAACGTTTAATTCAGAATTAGTGGGTACTTTTATTCTTCCGATTTTAGTATATTATACAGACGGTCCAGAAATAGACTTAAAAGAAGTTTTAAAGTTTAAATTTGATGAACACGGATTAAATAGATTTTCTTTATGGCCTAGCAATTTTAATTATAATTTTATAACCATTAGATGTAGTATTAGAGCTAATAAATTTCTTGATTACATAGATATTCAAGACATAAACACTATAGAAATTAATGATAATGATTTTTACAATCCTAAGTTAAGATACCACAGTTCTATAGGAAAGCTGTTAAAAAAAATCATTCCAAAAGTAGATTCTTTGTATGGGCAGAAAGAACTAGCAAATTTTATTACTTTGTTTAAATCAGAGTCTTACAAAGAGTTAGGAACTAATCATGAGTTTATTTTTGAAGAAGCAACAGAAGATAGGATTCTTTGGGGCTACCACACAGAAAATTATTATCAAGATAGTAATACTCTAGGTAGTTCTTGTATGCGTTATAACCATTGTCAAGAGTATTTGCATATTTACTCAGAGAATCCAGACAAGATTAGTTTAGGTATGCTTCTTAAAGAAAATAAAGTTGCAGCAAGAGCTCTTATTTGGCGAATAGGAGATGATGTTTGGTTTGATCGTATCTATGCTATAAACCATGACACAGAGATTATCTTAAAAAATCATTTAGAAGAGCTAAACATGAACAACTGCTATGACGAAGACTACAAATTGTTTGTTAATTTAAAAAACACTTACTTTGACTATTATCCTTATATGGATACTTTCCGTTACTTAGTATTGGGTTCAGGCTTATGTAGTGATACGACTGTGACCTATGACAAAGAATTAACTGATGCAGAGGGTAATGTTGATGGCAGCGAATGCAGCAATTGCGGAAGTCACGAAGATTCAGATGATCTACACGAGATTACTGTGGGTCGTTACACAGGACATATGATGTGTTCTGACTGTTGTACTCTTACAAAGGATGACGAGTGTATTGTATGTAGTGATGCTGTTTATTGTGAGTATGTAAATGGTCATTATCACCGAGAGGACGTAACAAGACTTCACGACGGAAATTACGTCCATAATTATGATGTAGTTGAAAGTTATGAAGGCAACTATTACATAAAAGATGATATTTCCGACTATGCAGTTAAGTACAAAGATCAGTGGTATGAGTTTACTGGAGATTACACAGTAGAAGTAAACGGAGAATGGTATCACAGAGACTCTGAAGATATTGAATATATTGAAGGAGAATATGTTGAAGCCGAGTCAGAACGTTACTATGAATTATTAGAACAAGTTAAATTAAGAGAAAATCTCCAAGAAACGAAAGAAGAAGTTAAACTACAAGAAAACAAAACAAATGACGAACAAAGCAAAGAAATCAATACCATCTCAGCAGAAGAAGACTTTTACCCCTTCCCCCTCTAAAAAAAAAGAAAAGTATTATGATGCTTCTGATACCTCTAATTCCTATAGAAGCTATTACGAGAACAAGCCTTCTTTTCCTGTATTAGACAATGAAATTAAAATTGATTGGGATTTATTTTATAATTTACTAGAACAGCAAACCCCTAGCAGAAGTATTCAACAAGAAAGGTTCTTAGAATGGTTGGTACAATATCTTACTAAAGTTCCTGGAGTAGAAGTTACAAGAGACAATTTTGGTAACATCTATGCAGTTAAAGGAGAAGCAGAGTTTTATCCTTGTGTCATAGCGCATACTGACATTAACCAAGACTATACTACTCATTTGAAAATAGTAAGAAACGAAAAGTGGGTTTATGGTATGGATATGGATACTGGGCTACAATGCGGTGTCGGTTTCGATAAATGTTGTCGCGTAGTACAGTAATGTACTAATGAAAATTGGGTAAAATCGGAGAAAGCTAAACGAAACTATTGACTTTTATTTTTTAATTTTGTATTTTTGTCAAATGAGTACAAGGTTAGATGATATAAAAATAAAAGAAATGTTTGAAGAGTACGAAAACTGTGCTGAAATAAACATTTCTCAGTTGGCTAAAAAATATGGAATTTGCAGAAGCTCTTTTCATAAACTAAGAGAATTATATAATATCTCTGAAAAAGATAGATTAGATACAAAATATCCTAAACTTCTTATACAGGAAATACATAACAAGTACTTAAATGAGGGTACTAGTTTAGTAGCATTGTACAAAGAGTATAAAATCAAACCTTTTAGGTTAAAAGAAAGGTTTGAGAAATATGGATTTAAAGTAAAAAACCCTAAACAAGGGTTAAATCTAAACTTTTTTGATAATATTGATTCTGAAATTAAAGCCTATTTACTAGGATTTATTGTAGGAGATGGTTCTGTTTCAGATGAAGGATTGCATATCAGAGTGGCTTATAATGATATTTATATCATAAAGTTATTTCAAAAGTATATTAATCCAGAAGTTGAAATAAAACATCTCCCCTTAGAAAACCAACAAGATCAAGTCATAATAAACTTTTATAGCGTTGAATTAATAAAAAAATTAGAAAATTACGGTATAGTACAGAATAAAACGTATGTACCTATGTGTATTCCTGAGATGCCAAAAGACTTAGTGAGGCATTTTATAAGAGGATATTACGATGCAGATGGTACTGCAAGTTTTGGGGTTAAAATAAATCCTAAGACTCAAAATACAAAAGGAACTACTTTTAAAGCTGCTTTTACTTCACATCTTCCCAATTTACTGGAAGATATAGTAAAAAACTTAGCTATAAAGAATATTTCAAGTTCTTTAAATTATTATAGGAATAACAAACAAAACTATTACTACTCCTTAGTAATTAGTATGAGGTGTTTAGATTTGTTTGAGAACTACCTGTACCAAGATTCTAATTTTTATTTATTAAGAAAACGAGAAAAGTTTTTGTTGCGCATGCTAACACCGAGGGAAGCCTTGATATTAAAAAATCAAGTGCCCCGTAACGCATAGGGATTGAACCTCTAACGAGAATATAACATCCCCACGAGTATCCGACACCCTTAGTCAAGGGTGATAATGTATGCTGAACTTATGGGAAACCATAAGAACTATAGGATAAAAAGCCTATAGGATAACATAATGGACAAAAATGGCTGTTTGTTTGCTTTGACTATGCTAAAACACTTAGACGCTATTAAGATAGCTTTCTTTAAAGACGAGGAGATTGGAGCTGTAGGTAGCAAAAAAGCAGATCCTACTTTTTTCTATGACTGTTCAATGATTTTTCAAATGGACAGAAATTCCTACAAAGGCTTAGAGCTAATAACCTATACTAATGGGGTTACTAGTTGCTCTAAGGAATTTGTAGAGGCTGCACAACCCTTAATGACTAAATATTCTGTTACAGAAGGAAACGGTATCTTTACAGATGTTGGAGAAATTGTAAAATTAGCAGGAGTTGATTGTATCGGTTGCAATATTGGAGCTGGTTATTTTGACGAGCATTCTGAAAGAGAAATCACTTCTATTCAAGCTCTAGAAAATTCTATTAACTTTGGCTATGAATGTCTACTTACTCTTGGGAGTACTAAATGGTATCACAGAACAGGTAACTCTCAAAGAAAAGATAAAAGAAGTTACAGAGACGAAATGTACGATGCATACTTTGTAGAACAATCTGCACAACTTCAAATGCCAGATTACGAGTACAGGCACGTCTTTTCTGAATTAACAGATGAGGATTATTTAAGTGATACAGACATCCTTTATGACTTAAATGATGGTTTTTGTCCTTGTTGCGGTAGTCAGGATTTATGTCAAGAAGGTTATTCACATGCTAGTATTTCTTGTTTTGACTGTGGATCTCTTTATTTTGTACCTACACACTATTTAAAAGAACAACTTAATTAACCTATAAGAGAAGGGGACTAGTTCCCCTTCTTTTTAATTTAAAAACAAATTTAAAATGACACAACAAGAAATACAAGAACGTAATGAGAAGATAGCAATTATGCTTGGATGGAAAACTATTTCACAATTAGAGGAAATAAACGAAGAAAATGAACATCTGAAAGATTGTTATTTTTTACCACATACAGAATTAGTTTTTTGGTCTGTGGAAAATTTAAAATTTCATTCAGATTGGAATTGGCTTATGGAAGCAGTTGAGTTTATTGAAAGTAGGGGTTACGAAATTGATATATTTGCAAATTGTGTTGAAATTTGTACAACTCCTGATGAAGATTATGTATCTGAAGCTGTAGGTAAAACTAAAAAAGAAGCCGTATTCATAGCCGTATCTGATTTTGCTAAACTCCATAACGAAATAAAAGCAAACTAAATATGAGTAAAATATGGAAAACTCCTATGGACAAACCTTTAAGGTCAGCTCAATTAGTAAAAAGAGTCATCATTGACGAACAGTTACCTGCTGGTTGGCCTGTTAAGTGGGGAAAACAATGGGACATTACTATTAATAATAAACTTATTCCTACTGGTTTAACTAGTCTTACTTGGACAGGAAATCAATGGAAAGAGTTTATCTTAAAACACTCAAACAAAGTATGAAAAAACTATTATTAGCAATTATGTCTATTTATATGAAAAAGAAAAGAAATTTATGGGTAATACCAACAGAAAAACCAAGTCGATTATACGAATTTGGCGGTCAATTCCACATTGAAGCAAGTTTACAAGAAAATTTCAGGAGCTATAATATCTATATCACTTCTGATGAAGAAATTAAAGAAGGAGTTGACCAATGGTATTTAGATAAAGTACTAAATAAACCTTATAATTCAGGAGGGGCGCAATATTCATCTAATCAAGATGTAATCATATTAACAACAGACCCAGACTTAATCAAAAATGGCATACAAGCTATTGATGATACATTTCTTGAATGGTTTATTAAGAATCCAAGTTGTGAGGAAGTTGAAGTTGAAACTACTAGAGAAAGGAATGGTTACCATAGTAAACATAAAAAAAGATACAAAATCATCATTCCACAAGAAAAACCTAAAACATACTCCTGTTGTGGTAGATGTAATGGTGTAGATGATATATGTATTCTTGATAGAGAAGAAGCTAAACAAAGAGCTGCAAACTATATGCGTTTAAAAGGTGCATTAGAAGTAAAGGAAGAACCACTTGAAGAAGCTGATAAATGGTCATTAGAAAAGGCTGAAGAATTTGCGTTAGAAAGATTTAAAAGTGACCATAAAAAAGGTATAGTTACATGGGATTTAATTTTAGAAGTGTTAAAAGTAGGGGTTAAAACAGGACATAAATTTGGTTCTAAATGGCAACAAGAGCAAGACAAGATAATGTATAGTGAGTTATCTATTTATTTACAAGAATTAGCAGATAAAGATAGATTAAAATCACTAACTTCTAATCAAATAAGAACAGCTATTGAACAATTTAAAAAAAAATAATATGACAGTAAAAGAATTTTCAGATAAAACAAGTGAGTTAATTAAAATGCATCCAAATCAATCAGATTTATTATGTATTGCTACAACAGATGCTTTTGATGAAGAAGATGAATCACCAATGTTAGACCAACTAATGGATTGGTGTTTAGAAATATGTGCAAATAATGTTACAATTTAAAAAGAAGTAATATGGAAACACCTGAAAGCTGGGTAATATTAAAACTACCAAACAACTGCTATAAAGTTTTTGGAACTTGGGCTGGTGGTTATCTAGACGGGGATAGATGGAAGTTAAACTCTGGAATAGAAAAAGTTGAACAAGAAGATGATTACTATTATTTTATAGGATTTAGTGGGAGTTGTTATAAGTGTCACAAGAAAGGATATGGAACAGCAACATCCTATGGATTAGGCATTCTGAATAAAATAATAGAGGAAGGAAATGGTCAGATTGAACTAATGGAAGATAGTGGTGATTGGTCAAATGTAATATAACGGTTGCAGGTATATTTAGTCCCGAATTTAAAAACGAAAAACAATGAATAACTAAAAATGATAAAAGCAACATTAGATTATTGGAACCCACGAAACGAAACGGTTGTAACTGAATCGGGATTCTGTTATCTTGATACCACATCGGTTATCACCAGAACGAAAGATATATCGGATAATACCGAGATAGGTTTGTTTGAGCAATTCTACAAACTTAATAATAGTTTGCGGTATTGCAATGGCTCATACTATACGTTCCAAGATAAACAATGGGAAAACAAGTATAAAGAGTGGTTAAAGTCAGATGACTACAAGAAGAAATCGTTTGAACTTTATTACGGAAACGGAGTAGTTGATTAATTAAATTAAAAATGAGTAATGACGTAAGAAAACAGTACCAACAAGAAGCTTTTGAAGCTTTAAAAGCAAGAAGCGGAGTTGCTGTTATGCCCGTTAGAACCGGTAAAACTGTTGTAGGTTTACACCTAGCTAATTACTATAATGATGTTCTTGTGGCCTATCCTAGTAAATCTATTCTAGAGTCTTGGAAGAGTGACGCTGAGAAATTTAATATCAACATAGACCATGTTACCTTTACTACTTTTAGTAGTTTAGTTAAACATGATTTGTCAAAGTTTGATGCAGTCATTTTGGATGAAATCGACCAAATTTCAGAAGCAAAGTGGCAATTTATTTGTCAAAATCGTCCCAAAATTCTAAACGGCTTAACAGCTACTCTTCCTAGAAAAGGAACCCGTAAAAGATTCTACATAGAAAGTTATGCCCCTATTAGATATGAAATCAGAATAGATCAGACTGTAGGAGTTTTAAACAAACCCTATCATATCTATGTACATCTAGTAAATCCTTCTGAAGCAAGAGATATACCTAAACAGTCTGGCGGTTTCTGGAGTGAGAAAGCAAAGATTAACTTCTTTGAGAATCATTCCGGAGACAGCTTTGCTATGATGCTTAGACTTATACAGACTATTTCAGGCAGTCCTACTAAATGGAACAAGCTAAGAGAGCTGTTGAGTGACTTTAAAAGATGTTTAGTCTTTGTAGAGACTATCCAACAATGCGGAGAGATATGTCGTTACAGTTATCATTCTAAGAACTCTGAAGAAGTAAATAAAGAGAACTTAAGAATGTTTAATACAGGTGAGATTAACTTTCTGGCTACTGTTAACCAGTTAAATGCTGGTATTACTTTTCCTAATCTAAACAAAGCAGTTATTCTACATGCTTATGCTTCTAGTTCAAAAGCAGCACAAAGAATAGGAAGAGCCTTAAACTACCTAGAAGGAGAAAAAGCTGAACTTCATATAATCTGCATGAACAACACTAGAGACATAGTTTGGACCCGTAAAGGTCTAGAATACTATGGAGCAGAAAACATCACTTGGATTGAACCAAAATAATACTTAACTTATGAATAACGAAGAGTTATACTATTACTTAAAGGAGCAAGAAAAAACTGAAAAAGCAAAAAAAACTCCTCAAGAACACTTGACAAGGTTATGTTATATACGTAACTTTGATACCCCTAAAATTAAAAACATAAAACAAAATGAAGTTGACATTTTACGAAGTCCTCTGGAAAATGCTGGAGAAGGAACGTAAGCTAGAAGAGTGGGTAGCCCTAGGATTATTAGTAGAAAAGCAGAATGAATGGTATTGGACTATAGAGGCTCTAGACTCTTTAGGAGTTGAAAGTGCTTTGAGTCTTACCACTAATTTAGATTGGGTTAAACTATACGCTGAGAAGTTTTCTAAAAAGAACATAGGTATTATAGGCAAAACAAGTACTCCTAAGCAAATTGCTGAAAAGCTAGACAGGTTTATAAAAGAATATCCTGAATTTGACAAAGAGACTATTCTTAATGCCACAGATATGTATGTATCTTTTTGGAAGAAACAAGGCAAATCACAATTCATAAGAGAGGCTCACTACTTTATCTTTAAAAAAACAGAAAGAGGTAGCGAAACTTCTGATTTGGCTACTTGGTGTCAAAACTATTTATCAGAAGGAAACACTCCTAAGAAAGAAGATCGTTTTGGGGGAGACCTATAATTATGCCGGGGAAGTTTGAAGAGATATACAAAAAGATTGAAGAGCACAGACAGAATAGATTAGAAAACAAATACAACTCTATTCCATGGGCACTAGATCGCCTAACAGATGAATACAATTACCCAGGTTGGGTTAAAGGTAAAATGTATCTCATTACAGCTTCTTCGGGTATAGGTAAGTCTAAGCTTTCTAAATGGCTTACTATCATTTCTACTTATATGAAATGGAAAGACAATCCTTTTAATACAAGAATCTTTTGGTTTGCCTTAGAGGAATCAAAAGAAAAACTGTACCTAGAAGCGGTTTCTGTGTGTATTTATTACACTCATAATGTAGTTGTTACTCCAGAAATGATGTTGAGTTACGGTAAGTATGTGGTTTCCTCTAAAATCTTAGAATGGATACAAGAGGCCAAAGAATCTAAGTTTCTTAAGTTCTTTGAGAATCATGTAGAAGTTATAGACCACATTTCTAATCCTACCGGTATAAAAAAACATATCGAAAGATATTTTGATGACCCCTCTAAAGGTCAAATGGTGTACGAAGAAAGAGAAGAAAAGAAGTATCCCTTATACTATAACCATAAGATAGATGCTTATTACTTTGTAGTAGTGGATCATATCTCTCTTTTACACACGGAGACAGTAAGAGGGGTTAACTTTGACTTAAGAGAAACTCTTAGCTTTTTTGTAGACCAGTATGGTTTAGAGGTATTCTGTAAGAGGTACAATTTGATATTTGTACCTATCCAACAACAAGCCTCTAGCGGTGAATCTCAAATGTTCACTAATAGAGGAGAATTAGTAGAGGCTAAATTAGAGCCGTCCTTAGCAGATTTAGCAGACTGTAAAACAACTCAACGGTCTGCAGATGTAGTTTTGGGTATCTTCGCACCTTTTAGATACGACATAGAGGTACATCAGGGTTATGATATAAACTACATGCAAGACAATTATAGAAGTGTTAGATTTTTAAAAGACCGTCTAGCTGGTTTATCAGGTAGATTAGGTATGTATTTTGCTAGAGGAGTCCCTCACTTTGAAGAGTTACCTAAAGCTCAGAATATGGGTGGACCTAAATATAACTATGAATATTACGTAAAAAAGAGTAAAAACGAACAGTTTAACTTGGAAAGTTAATATTAGTGATTTAAATTTGAATAATGCAGAAAAAACAGATAAGTATACATCTTAGAATTATATTACAAAAAATGTTTGAGAATACCAGCATTGAGTATTCTGACGAGTATGTACAGTCTGACAATTGGTATTTAGACTATCAATGGACAGAAGAACAAGAACAAGAATTTATAAACTGGTTAGCTAATTACCTATCAGAAAATGCAGATGCTAGAAAAGAACTTTTATACTCAAAAGTTAAAAGTAAAAAAATGTGTGGTCTTGCTGCTAAACAATTTGTAACTTTTTTTGGATGGACAATGGACTTAAAAAAAGAAAAACAAGAACTATGAAACAAACAGCAGTAGAGTGGTTGATTCAAAAATTAACGAATAGGCAAAATGGAGTGTTTGATGGGTTGTTACATTTGTCAGTTGATGAAATTTATAACCAAGCCAAACAAATGGAAAAGGAGCAACATGAAAATACTTGGTATGCAGGAGATGAAGATGGGGCAATACATGAATTTGAGTATTATTGGGAAGAAACATACGGAGGTAACAAATGATAATAGCAGTTTTACTTATATTTTTTTTGATGTGTGTTATTACTGAAAAATCAGATTTTCAACGGATGAAAGATGCAGATGAGTTGCCTCCGTTTACAAAAGAAGAAGCATTTAATTACTACGAAGAAAATTACGGAGGTAACAAATGAAATGTAAATGTTGCAACAGAGAACAAGATTTAAGATTTGGATTTTGTTTTGATTGTGCTAATGCAGAATCTATTATTACTGAAGGGGTTGATATGTGGGATGAAGAAGTTACTAAAGAAGAAGGTATGTCAATTATACTTTCAAAACTAAAAAAAATACTTACAATTTACGGAGTAGTAAAAATACAAGGAGATGAACAATGACAAACAATAAACAACAAACAGCAGTAGAGTGGCTTATTAAAATATATCTACAAACAAACAAGATAGATAATTTTGATATTGAACAAGCCAAAGAAATGGAAAAGCAAAGAATTGAAACTGCATACAACAAAGGAACAGTTCATGGGATTGATTATCCTGAAAGTACGCTACCACTAACTGGCGAACAATACTACGAACAAACCTACGGAGGAGGTGAGCAATGACAAACAATAAACAACAAACAGCGGTTCAAAGATTGATAGAACAATTAAGATTTACCCATAAAGAAGCGTATAATGATTTATATGAGGTAATTCAGCAAGCCTTAGAAATGGAAAAGGAACAGATAGTTGAAGCGTATAAAGAAGGTTATAGCGATGGTGATTTTTACGAAGATGAACGCTTAGATAAAGAGTTAGCAGAACAATACTACAAAGAAACTTATAAAAAATAAAATATGGCACTATTAGTAGGAGTAATCGGTCCTTCAGGCGAAGGAAAATCAACCAGTATTAGAACATTAAATCCGGAAGAAACCATTATCATTGGTGTAGCCGGTAAGGAGCTACCGTTCAAAGGAGCTTCTAAAATGTACAGTTTAGACAAAAAGAATTATCTAGAAATCTCTACGTCTAAAGAAATTGTAGACTTGCTTAAAAACATAAGCGAGAAAGGTAAACACGTTAAGAATATTGTTATTGACGATATTCAGTATGTTATGGGTTTTGAATTTATGAAAAGAGCTACTGAGATTGGTTATACCAAATTCTCTCAGATAGGTCAAAACATGTTCAACATTCTACACGCAGCTAGAGGTTTAAGAGCAGATCTTAAAGTATTTTGCTTAGGTCACTCAGAAACCGTAGAAGATGGCGGAGAGATTGTTGCTTATCAAATGAAGACAATTGGCAAAATGTTAACAAATAACATTAATTTAGAAGGTTTATTCACCATTTGTCTTTACACCTTTGCAGAAGAAGGTAAAAATGGTATGGAATATCACTTCCTTACAAATCGTTACAAGAAGCGTCCTGCAAAATCTCCTATGGGAATGTTTGATGATACAATGATTCCTAATGATTTGCAACTTGTTTCAAATAAAATTGAAGAATATTACTCTTAATGAGAAATCACCAAAGACAACTAAATAACACAAACAAAAAAACAAAAAAGTATTATGGCAATTAATGTAAATGACGTAGAAGAAAACCAAGGTGGGTTTGAGAAAAAACTTTACACCGGTTATGCACCTGTTCAGATTGTAGCAGTTAACCCCAACGAAAAAGCACTAGCTAAATTATTCGATGTTGACGTAGAAAAAATCAAAGACCCTGCTTATGATAAGACTGAGGGCAAAATGAGACTAGATTTCTGGTACAAGAATCATTCTTCTTGTGATACCGAACTCCTAGGCAAATTCAGCCTATGGGTAAACAATGATAGCGTTGTTGGCCAAAATAGCGGTAAAAAACAGTATATAGATAATTATACTAAAACCGCTTGGGCTATCGACTTGGCATCTTTAAGCCAAGACCAACAAACAAAAGACCCTATGTATCGCCTAGATACAAAGACAATCAGAGAAGCTAAAACTGGCGAAGAGGATGTTTACGAACTCCTTAAAGCTTATGCTAATGCTAGACCAAAAGAAAAGCCATTTGTGCTTGACTCTTGGGAAAGTATATCTAAAGGTAAAGTAGGAGAGTTGAAAGACTTCTTCGATGCCTTTAACCAAAAAGGTTCAGGTATCAAAGTTCCGCTAACTATCCGTGACGGAAAATATCAAAGTGTATTCACTAAAGGTATTATTCCTTTGAGCTCACCTGTAACCGACTATGTGAAGAAGAAGTTCCAAGGTCAGTATGGTTGTAAAGATTTCTACGGAGATTCTTTTATCTTGAAAGAATTCGTGGATGATGATAACCCATTTTTTGCACCTGATGAGGAGCCAAACTACTCACCATCAAGTTCAGAAAACAACTCAGCACCTGGAAGCACAGGATTGTTTTAAGTTTTATTTAGGAATAAAAGGGAAAGTCTTGTACTTTCCCTTTTTATTTAACCCAACACCAACTTTGTTTTATGGATATAAATAGTATAGAAACGCTACCCACTATTCAAAAGGTTTATGACTTAATAGGACAAGAGAACATTATGTCTTTTTACTTGGAGTCTGTTAAGATAGGTAAGAGGTATGTCAATCCTTTTAGAGACGATAGAAACCCTAGTTGCTTTTTTAAGTGGACAAGTAAAGGCAATCTTTACTTTGTAGACTATGCAACTGAGAAAGTGTATTTTAGTCCTTTAGACGTAGCTCAGCTTAAGACCGGTTATGAATTTCCAGAAGTCCTCTATAAGATAGAGTCTGACTTTAGGATTAATGACTTGTCTATGCACGAGCTAGAATCTTTGAAACTAAAAGAAAAGGAACCTATAATCTTAGAACCTGCAGATATTAGAACAACTGGTTCTTACTTTAAGACAAAAGACTTAGAGTATTGGGAACAGTTTGGTATAACCCCTGATATTCTAAGCTTATATGACGTAAAGAAAGTTGAAAAGGCTTGGATAAATGGAAAGCTATGGTACATTAGAAATGATTTTGACCCTTGTTATCGTTACTTAGAAAAAGATAAGATTAAGCTTTATAGGCCATTTGCAGACAAGAAAATTAAGTTTCGTACTAACTTCTTTGGAGGCATGCTGGAAGGCTGGAATCAGCTTCCTGAACATGGAGACGAGCTAATTATTACAAAAGGAACTAAAGACGTAATGTGCCTGAAAAGTTGTGGAGTAAATGCTGTAGCTGTTAGAAGTGAGAACACTCCTATTAGCGAGAATGCATTTAATCTTCTAAAGTCTAGATTCAAAAACATAAAAATATGGTACGATAACGATGGACCGGGACAAAAAGCTTGTAAAAAAATGGTAGAGATGTATGACTTGGAATGCATAATGCACGACACAAGTTTACCAAAAGACCCTTCAGATATATACAAAGAGTTGGGCAAAGAAAAAGTACTCGAATTAATAAAACATGGATAACACAGTTGTAAAAGAAAATTCCGCAGTCGTGGAAAGAGAAATACCAGGATACTTAAAAGAAAAAGACCTTATACGAAAAGTTTCTAGTAAAGTTAAAAAAGAACTAAACCTAGATGTACTGAACGAAGATCTAACAGATTGCCTATACGGTGTACTAAAAGAATGCATGGCTGAGAACCTAGCTTTTATGTATTTTCAACCAGAAAAGTATGAAGAGTTTACATTACCACATGGAATAAGTCTAGACATGATGCTCTTAAATCTAAAAGATTATGAAGCAAAGCGAAATTTTGAGAAGCTTGTAGAGTTTTTCTTTAAGGTAAAGTGGCTAAGAATTGCTTCAAAAACAAGAAAGAGAGAAATAGTTATCCCTAGACAGTTTGTAGAAACATGGCTTGTAGACAACACTAATTGGAGCCTAAAAGAAGTAGGCGCATTTATGGGCAACAGAGACCATTCTACAGTAATACACTCTTCGATGGCAGTAAGAGATAGTATTAGTGTAGATAGAAAGCAACTTAACTATTGGAATAACTTTAATGAATTTTTAAATGTCTATATTAAACCAGATACTTCCGAAAGAGTGGGCCAACCTCATCACAGAGCAAGAAAATGAGCTTCTTAAAATAGGAACTTATATAGCTGAGAGAAGAACTCAGTGTAATGTCTTTCCTAAATCTGAAGAAGTGTTTAGAGCTTTCTGGGAAACCCCTCTAGATAAAGTAAGAGTAATTATGCTCTCAATGGACCCTTATCCTAACTTGTATAAAGGAGAGCCAGTAGCTTGCGGATTATCGTTTGCTCCTAGGAATCCTAGTTATGTACCACCTTCTCTTAGAATCATATCTAGGTGTATCCAAGAAGACCTAGGAGAAGGAGAACTTGATTGGCAAAATTTACCAAAAGAGGGAGTGCTTTTACTAAATGCAGCTTTGACTGTAGAAGAGAAGTCGCCAGGCTCACACTTAAAACTTTGGGAAAACTTTACTCTAGGTGTTATAAAAGCACTACAGCAGTACAACACTGGGCTAATCTTTGTCTTGTTAGGCAAGGATGCTCAGAAGTTTAAACCTGCTATCAACTCTTCCTTTAATTACGTATTAGAAAGACCACATCCTGTATCAGAAGTGTACTCAGGAACTAAGTGGCAACACAATAATCTTTGGTCCGAAATTAACAATATAACAAAAGGACTAAATGGAGAAACAGTACAATGGTTGAAACCTGTAGAAGGTTAGTCTGTACTAAAATAAGTTTTATATGAAATACTTAGCAATTTGTCACGATTGCGGAAAACTCTTAGGAGAGACTAAAGAGTTCCAAGAAGAAGAACTCAAAGATAATATGGGGCAAGTAATGAAACTTGCTTCATTCTCTTTTAAAGAATGTCCTCGTTGTGGCTCAGAGAAAATTAATCTAAAAAAAGATTATTTTAACCTTGAAAATGAAGAAAAAGAAACTTAACTTTGAAAATTAAAAACAAAAAAAACTAATGGCAATCGCAAATTTTAAACAAGTAGAAGGTACTATTTCAGTAGATGAAATGCTTACTGCATCCGGAACCAACTGGAACGTAGTAAAGAAACCTTTAGTAACACAAGAGGGTTGGACAACAGACTCTTATGGAGTCTTTAGAGAAGATACAGGAGCTTATCTAGCTACTGTAGGTAATCGCTATACCCCTACACAAAACAGAGACTTATTGAGTCTTTTACATCAAGCAGCAGAACATGCTCACATAACCATTTCTAGAGGAGGTACAATTTCTCAAGGCAAAAGGGTGTTTTATCAATTGAGCCTGGGAGAAGATAAAATCGGAAACAGCGTACTTAAGCGTTGGTTGACAGCTTTGAACTCTCATGACGGACAAACTCCTTTGGGCTTTGGTACTACTAACGTAGTTGTAGTTTGTCAAAATACTTTCTTTAAATCTCTTTCTGAGGTTAACAAAGTAAGACACACTCCCGGAAGCTACGATAGAATTTCTATTATTGTGCAATCAATGTCTGATGCTATCCTACAAGAAACCTTGCTAGTAGAGCAATTTAAAACTATGAGTGGTGTTTATGTACCTTCAAAGGTTGATGATGATTTCCTAAGAGCTATTCTAGGTGTAAACGAAAACACTAGAAGTGATAACAGACTTATCACTTTAAAAGAGTCTATTGCTAAGGACATTAATATTCATGGCAGTACTCAATGGGGATTGTTTAACGGAGTAACTAGATTTACTACTCACCACGATAACGTAAAGGATCGTGCTAGAAGTGTAATGGAAGGCTCTGGTTTTAAAATCAATAACAATGCTCTTGAGTTGGTATCTGCTATGTCTAGCTTTTCTACTTCAATGTAAGTACTGTGGCAAAAAGTTATTATTTTATTTTTGGCGAAGAGGCTTCAGATATTATTGCTAGAGCTGGTTTTAGTTACTTTCTAGAAAATATGGAAGATATTCCACACGGTATCTATCACTTTAAAGATGGAGACTCTCCTTTTAAACTTCTTGATAGTTACACAGGATGGAATGACTTTTATATAATAACTGAGTCAGAGTGGGAACAATACCACGAAGAATTAAATAGTAAAGCATCTCAGGAAACTGAACAGCCTATAAATAGAGAAGATAATTTCATTATCTGATTTAAATGTGAAAAAGGGGAGAAGCAATTCTCCCTTTTTTCTTGTTATGCCTTTACATATATTTGCCTCAACTAATAAGCTATGCTTAATAAAACAGTAAAACCCAAAAAAACTCCTATCAAAGGAGAGATTATAAAACACAAAGAACAGAAACCTTGTTCAGATTGTGGTAAAATAAAACCTTTAGCCAATAAGACAAAAAGGTTATGTGCTACTTGTCTTGTAAAGCAAAGAAAAGAAAAACAAAAATCTCGCAAGGAATACAAGAAAAGAATCAAACAAGAGACCATAACTCAAAGTAGATTAGACCAAGTAACCTCTTGGTTAGTTAGAGCTGCACATGAAGAAAAGTGTCACTCTTGCGAAATTCCACTAGACCCTAAGCAAAGCCAATGTTGTCACTTTGTAGGAAGAACTAAAGGCCCTACTCGCTACAATCTATTAAATTTACTTCCAGGATGTAGGACTTGTAATTTATTTACTCCTCATCACGTTTGGAACTTAGGTAAGACTTTAAATAAACTATGGGGAGACGACACTACTGAGAAAATGTTACAACTCTCAACTAGACATTTAAAACTGAGTAACAACGACAGAAAAATGATTTACGACATCTTCAAACATTATTTAGATAAAATTCATGACGGTAATTACTCTCAAGACGAGAAGTATTCACTAATCCTTGAAGCTCAATCTAAATACGAGAAGATTGTCAATTCACTTATTTCATGAAACCTTTATGAGGTATTTAATTTCAGCACAACAACAACTACCTTCACCTAATTACCAGACATGCACAGTAAAAGAAAGTTTAGATTATCTTAATAGTTTAGACGAAATAGCCGTAGATACCGAAACTCTTGGCTTTGATCCTTATACTTGTGCACTTATAAGTATTCAATTAGGTGATAGGAATAATCAGTATTTTATTGACACAGGAACTATTAATATTCAACAATACAAAACGTTACTGGAAACTAAGCTGCTTGTCATGCAGAATGGCAAGTTTGACCTTAGATTTCTTTATCATAATCGTATTGTACCGTCACGCATTTATGACACTTATTTAGCAGAAAGAACTCTTTATCTTGGTATTGACTCACACAGAGCTGGTTTAGACAGCTTATGTATGGAGTATCTAGGAATTATGTTAGATAAAGAAGAACGCAAGAACATTTCTGCTCGTCTTACCGAATCTTTAATAGTCTATGGCTGTAAAGATGTAGAATATCTTCTAGAGATCAAAAGGATTCAACAAGGATTCATTAAAGAAAAAGGACTAGAAGTCTCAATTGAACTGGATAATCGCTTTGTAAAAGTTCTAGCTTATATAGAGTATTGCGGAATCAAACTAGACGCAGAGAAATGGAAAGCTAAGATTGAATCCGCTAAGAAAGAAATGGTCAATTATAAAAATCTCTTAGATGAGTTTATCCGAGAGAACAATATGAAAGAATTCATTAACTTTCAAGGCGACTTATTTAATTCAGAACTCTCCGTAGTTATTAATTGGAACTCACCTAAACAGGTTATTCGTTTCTTTAACTTAATTGGAGTAAACACTAAAGTTAAAGACAAAGGCGAATACAAGGATACAGTAGAACAAGGACATCTTATTAAATTTGCAAAGAAGTTTCCAATTATAGAAACTTACTGCAAGTATAAGGAATGTCAAAAGGACTTAAGTACCTACGGTGAAAACTGGTTCAAACTAATTAACCCTGTTAGCGGAAGAGTACATACTCAGTTTAAACAACTGATGAATACTGGTCGACTATCTTCTGGCGGTAAAGATAAAATAATGAAAGTAGAACTACCTAATATGCAAAATATTCCTTCTGACGAAGAAACAAGAAGTTGTTTCGTAGCAGATAAAGGTAACTTGCTTATAGGGGTAGACTATTCTGGTCAAGAACAAGTAGTTCTAGCTAATCGTTCTATGGATAGAAACCTTTTAGAATTCTATGATAAGGGTCTTGGAGACATGCATTCGTTTGTTGCTTCAAAGATGCACAGAGAACTAGAAGGACTAACTCTAGATGAGATTAAGAAAAAACATAAGGATAAAAGACAAGCAGCTAAGGTTGCTGGCTTTGCAATCGGTTATGGCGGCTCTCCAACTGCTATAGCAGATCAACTACAAGTAAGTGAAGAACAAGCTCAAGAAGTTTACAACGGATACTTTGAGGCTTTTCCAGGACTCAAAGAATATTTCGATAAAACAAAACAAGAAGGACTTAAAAATGGTTATGTACTAATCTCTCCAGAAACAGGAAAGAAATGTTACATAAATTATTATGAAGAGTTCTTAGAAGTACAGAAAGAATTCACTAAAGACTTTTGGACAAGATACAAAAAGCTAAAAGAAAAAGGTTTTGAGTCTCCTACCTTTTTAGAAATGAAAGACAAGGTATCTAAGTATTTCACAAAGAAAGGTGAAATAGAAAGGATGTCTCTCAACTATCCTATTCAGGGTTCCTCAGCAGAAATTACAAAACTCTCAGCAGTTTATTTTTGGGATGAATATCTTGTGCCTAATAATTTGCTTTTTATCGTTAAATTTGTGAATGTCATTCACGATGAAAACCTTATTGAAGCACCTGAAGAACTTACTGAAGAAGCTTGTAAGGAACTTATTAGATGTATGGAAAAATCAGGAGAAAAGTTCTGCAAAAGAGTTCCTCTTAAAGCAGAACCAGCCATTGCAACATTTTGGCGGAAATAATAATTGTTGGAAAAAATAAAAATATGAACATTACAGTACTAGGACAAACCGTATGTATGGAAGGAATTAGAGTGATTAGAAAAGAACTAAAAGTTTACACTCTATTCTTTCCAGACGAAGAAACAGAAAGCAGCTATGAAAACGCTGAAAAGACTTACTTACCTACCGGATTATTAATTGATAAGATAGTCGGTAAAACTTTTCATGGAGAAGAGTATGAAGACTTTGTAGAAGTCAACCTTAACAAAATAATAGAATATGGAATTCAATCTAGATAGTTTCAAGATAAAAATAATTGAAACAGCCGAACACATTACTTTCTATATATACAACAGAGCAGGTACTTACTTACTAAAGAAAGAAACCTACGACAAAAAGAAGTTGCTATATGAAGACTCCTAACTTAACAGATAAAGACCAACAAGCCCTTAAAGACATAAGAAAAGCTTACTTGTTGGCTAAAACCGCAGCAACCATGCTTGAATATATCAAACACGATATAAGTAAAGAGCTAAGGACTGCTGCTTTAGAGGCCAAAGCAAAAAACAATTACTTTGTAAAGTTAGTTGACGAGGCTTTTGTAAAAAACAAAGTACCAAAAACATTTATAGAGTCAGAAGACGAGCTAAGTTTTGACTTCCTAGAAACTCTATACGAACCTAAAGTAAAAATGTCATGACACTAAAAGAATATATTGACCACTTAAACAATATTATTGAAAATAATCCCCAAGCTGGGGATTTTTTAGTCATTTACGCTTGTGATGATGAAGGTAACTCTTTCCACAAGACAAACTTTCCTCCTGCAATAATGCCGTAAAAGACACTGAGACACTATACGATCTACAACTTGATAGGTCGGCTGAACCAAATGTAATATGCATAAATTAAAAGTATGGACAATAAAGAAGAATTAGAAGACAACAGCATGGACAGTGTAACAATTGCAGATTGTGTATTCATGCTATTAACCATCTTACCAGATGGCAATATTCATTACGTAGATGTAAATTCAGACGACTTAGCTGAATTTCTAAGAGAAAAAAAAGAATTTAAAGTATTAGAAGGTGCTATAGGCTACGTCCAAGAAGTAGATTCAGACCCTTCTATTTCTTTTCCTACTTCACCAAAAGACCGTAGAGATATTAACTAATATGCCTAACTGGTGTTCTAATTTTATACAAACAGATAACGAAGACGTTATTGTTGTATTTAACTATTTAGCAAAGAAAGAAAAAGAAGAAGGTCGAGGACAAACTTTGGACTACTTTGCAGATGATAGACTTTTGTTTAGTATTGTAGTAGAAGACAGCTATATTAACTGTGAAACAAGGTGGAGTCCTCCTATAGACACAATTCTTAATTTATCTAAAAGATTTGATTGTAGGGTTGAACTAGATTATGATGAGCCAGGTTGTCTTCTTTTTGGTAAATACATAGCTGACAAAGGTGAAGAAACAGCCTACTTCTTAACAGACAAGGATTTTGATTTATTCGAATATGACGAAGACAAAAACAGTTATATGTTTGAAGGAGAAGAATGGGAGTCAGACTCAGACATTAAAGAGTTATTACTAGAAAGGAAAATGAATGGAAATTGATAAAGCTAAAAAAGTTCTAGAAGAAGCTGGATACTACGTAAACAACCTATGGCATGTTGATGACGTGCATTCTAGATTTGATTGTTCTAAAGATGAAGCAATGAATGTTTTAGAAGAAGCTTTAACTTCAGATTCTACTTTTGAAGCAATCTGGTTTAATATAGATTATTTCGGAAAAGAAGAAGGATTAGTAAGAAATGATTAATAGAATTTACATACCGGGAACTCTTGTTAAAAAGATAGACGGTACTATACAACTCGATGGAGACCGTGATTTAATGCAAAGTTATTTCACGGAACTCCTTCGGGGAGATAACTACTGTGATGTAGAGATTTGTTTTATTAGAAACGAAGACAAGAAGAGTAATCCACAGCTGCGTTATTTCTTTGGTATTGTTCTTCCTATCATTAAGCAAGCATTTGAAGAAATGCAAGGTGAGAGCTATTCTAAAGATGAGGTAGTTAACTTGCTTAAGGATATGTACTTTTATGAAGAAAAGTATTCTCCTATTAGCCAAGACACTATCAAAGTACCTATGAGTTTAGAGCATGCTAAAAAAGCAGAGTTGGCTAAATTTATAGAGAAGTGTGTTACTTTTGCAACAGAGATACTTAATGTAAGTATCCCAGACTCCGCTAATTACATTAAGAAAGATGGCTTTTGAAGATTCACCTAAAACTACAACTAAAAAGATTATAACTCCTATGATTCCTAGGACTCCTATGACTCCTAAAAACAATGCTTTAAAATTTGATGACGGTAAGCTTCCTTACTTTACAGTCTTGACTACTCAGTTTCCTCTTGCGGTTAAAGAAGTAGTAAGAAGAAGTCTAGAAGGCCACATCAAGTATGAAAAGCCTGGAGAATGGGACAATTGGTTTAAAGTAGCAGAAGAGAGAGGTGTCTTGGCTTACAATAATGCTTTAATGAGACACTTATTCCAAGACGGAGAGGATACAGAACTACAGCATGATGCAGCAGTTGCTTGGAATGCTCTAGCTAAACTAGAGTACAAACTAAGAAAAGGTATGTATCCAGAATTAAACAAAGAAAAATGATTATAGATAACACTTATTTAGAAAACAAGGCTTTAAACCAAAGCCTATTAAAAAAGATACTAATACACCCTTCTTTATTCCTTAAGAGATTACAAGAACAAGAAGGGCAAGAATTACTAGATGACGAAGAGCCTAGTGAGAATATAATGATAGGAGATGCTTGCGATCTTATCTTAACCCAAGGAGAGTTTGTATTCCACGATCAATTTGTAGTTACCGATATAGTTAAGCCTAGTGGACAAGTAGGTGACTATGCTTGGTATTTATTCATTACCGGTAGCGAAGAGCTAGCTTATCAAAAAACAGGAGCCAAGATTACTCACCTAGCTTTAAAAGCTAAATTTGACAAAGACGGAAAAGACTATTATGAAGCTTTATGTAACAACAAAGACAAAAAGATTATAACTACTGAACAGTTTAACAAAATCCAAACAGTGGTAGAGAGTCTTCGTTATAATGAGTTTGTAAAACACTACTTTACTAATACTCCGAATTGTGAAAACTTCTACCAAGTAGAACTTAGTTTTAACTATGATGGAGAAGAGTGCAAAGGTTTGATGGATTTAATCCATATAAACCATAGCCAGAAACGTATAATCCCCGTAGATTTAAAAGTAACAGAGAGTCCTACTGATAGCTGGGAATGGATATTCTGGAAGATGGGATACTACTTTCAATCGGCTTTTTACAGTAAAGGTTTAGAGCTTAATCCTCCTAGTCAAATTAAATCCTTATTAAAAGAAGGATACACACTAGAAAACTTTTCTTTTGTGGTTGAGTCTTTCAGGTATCCTGGAAGTCCTCAAGAATATATCTGTTCTGACAGCATCTTACAATTAGGAGAGCTTGGAGGCAAGAAAGATAACCGACATTACTTTGGGTTCCAAGAAGCTATCAAAAGATATAAGTGGCATACAGAAACTAATATATGGCACTATCCTATGGAAGTTTACATTAACAAAGGAAGAAAAATATTAGATATATGAGCTTTAACAAGACAACTCTTATTCTGCACTCTTTGATTTTTGAGAAAGGAAGTCTTAACTTGTTAAAGAAAGTAGGTCTACATAATATATACTTAGATGACCATGGTTCAAGAAAGAAATACAGAAACTGTATATTCTTTTTGTTTAATATTAATGTAGACTTTGTTATTAAGTCTGATAAGCACGGCCTTAATATAATAGCGTTCTTAGATAGTATAGCTAGCTTTAGTTCTTATCACGACTATTACGAGACAGAGGACGGCTGGATGTTTGTATTTAGATACAATACAGTGTTTAAGCCTGATATAAAGGCTTTTAGGGAGAGTAAGTTCTCTGAACTCTCTACTGTCTTTAAGGAAGCAGTTTGTCCAAACGCAGAAGAAATATTAAAGGAATCTTCTAAGGTGAATTTAGAAGAAGAGATTTATAGATATAATAAAAAGGGGAGTTTTTAACTCTCCTTTTCTTCTCTTTTTTGTATTTTATGAGTGTCTATCTTTTCTAGAATTATAGTGAGAAGTTCGTTCTCAATCAATCCTGCTCTCTTTGCGTTCTTCAAAGCAGAGATAAGCTGGAAAAGAATGAATGGAGCACACACAGTTTCGCTAAGCCAAGATGTTCCGGGGAAACCTTTTTCTATCAAAAGCACTCCGGTTAGGATTAGAATCCAAACAAACAAAGTAGTTAATACTTTAACTGCTTTCTTAGTTTGGAAACCTTCTGTTTTAGATCCAGCCCAAATTCCAAAGAAGCCATCAATCATAATCACGGAAACAACAGCTAGGTACTGTTCAGCATTATCTGCACCAAGTTTAAAAAAGTAAGTACCTATTAAGGCAAAGAATGTAGTAACCATGTATAATAGTGAAGTAGTTTTCATTTTTAAATTAATAGTTTAGATTTCTCCTTCTGAAACAAGTTTAAGAACGTAATACTCAACCAAGTCTGCAACGTTTTCAGCAACAGTCTTTGTTGGGTCTCCCATTGTGCTTTCTAAGTCAGCAGTGTCTAGTGGCCCACTAACAACATTAAAGTGAAGTTCTTGAATATCTGAAATTGGGTTTCCGTTTGAATCTACGCAGTATTTAAAACCGATAAGCTGATAGCCTATTTCTGGAGTAATTAATTTACATTTTACTTTTTGGTTATAACCGTGTCTAGTTTGATTTATGCTAATAATATATTTCATGATTTATTTTTAATTTTAGTATTTAACTTGTGTTAATTCAACAGTTGCAACTACTCTAAAAGTAGTAGTAGTACCTGCAGTTGAAGGAGGAGTAAACTGAACTCTTAAAGCTTCGTTAGTATCGTCTGCAGTAATAGTCACTACAGAGGTACTCATAGTTGCATCTGCTTGTGCTGTTCCAATAGTTTGAACAGAGCCAACAAGAGAAGTAGTTGTGTTAAGTCTCTTTATACCTGCATGTCTTTCAGTTACATAAGATGCTCCAACAACAGTTGTTCCGTTACCAGTTGCAGTACAAATAGCTACAAGTTGAATTCTTACCATCCATAGTGTATTTGTTGCAGGAAGAATTGCTTGTATACTTGAACCGTCAAGAAACAAATCAGCAATTGCGGTTCCGGTAATAGCTCTACGCATTTGAATAGTTCCCATTTGAGCATCAGCAAGTGCAGAAAACTGACCTGCTGAGTATGCTTGCATTGCATAAAGAGTAGCGTTTGCTTGTCTACCCCCAACTATAGAACCAAAACTTGCATTTATTTGATTTAAATAACCACCTGTTAAAGTAGCCCAATCTCCATTTAAATAGTTTGATTCTCCAGCACCTATAAATGCGTTTGCACCTGATTGTATATTATTTGAAGTACCACCCCCTATAAAAGAATATGTACCCCCATTAGTGTTATCATATCCGCCACAGATTACAAATCCGTTATTAAAACCGTAGTTAGAAAATCCTGAGCCTATAAATGACCAAACACCTCCTGCTTGATTATCTTGACCACCTCCAATAACTGAGTAGTTTCCACCTGCTACCATAGCTGCAGTAGAACGAGCTCTTTGAAGGTCTACTGCATATTGACCACGAGAGTTACCACCAGCAGCAGTTGCGTCAGGTATAGTACAAACTAAAGCACCAGTACCTTTTGGTCTTATTGCAGCGTTTACATTAGTAGCACTTACTTTAGGAGTAAATGAAACTGTATCTTGAGTAGTAGTAGAGGAGGCTTCTATCCAAAATTTAAGACCTCCACCTGTAAATGAAACTGTAGCGCAACTCATAATTAATAAATGTAAATTAGTTTAACTGTACCACCAACTGCAGTAATTGTAAGAGTCTGTGTGTTGGTAGTTGAAAAGCTTAGATTCCCGTTAGTCTCAAAGGTGTTAGTACTTGTTCCGTTTGCTACTTGAATAGTAGCACCAGATCCTAGTTCCCAAGCAAAGCTATGTACTGTACCTGGAGTAAATACTTGAGTTCCAGCAGCAGCTATGGAGACGCTATCCATCTCATTGTATGTAACTAAGGGAGCAATGTTTGTGTTTATGCAGCATAGTTGCTCGTGGATAGCTCTTAGCTTTTTGTTTGACTCGTTAATCCCATCTGTAGGGTTAGTCATCTTTTTATTTTGCATTTCTATACAATTTTAATATTTTACATTAATTTAAATTATCGGCTTATTTCTTCCCAGTCCATTGATGCGAGAACATTACCACCCCCACCTCCAGCATCAGAAGCAACTAAAATAGTAAGTTCAAAAGGAGTTGATGTGAATGAATTTCTTTCAAGCTGTGTTTTAAATAGTGCTTCTTTAAGAATATCAACTTGGGTTGATCCTTGGTTTGATACACCAAAAAATCCACTTGCAAGTATTCTACCTCCTGTAAATGAAGTTCCTGTTATATTATACTGAACAGAAGAACCACCAGGAGCATCAACCCAACTACCTGCTGCAGTAGTTCCTGATGCTACAACTTGCCAGTTATAATGACCTGATGTAGTTGCTATTACAGAAATTGCTGTGCATATTACTATAGCATCTAATCTATTAGGCGATGTTTTAAGACGTAAACTTACTACGGGGTAAAATGTTCCAGCTACGGATAAGTTCTTTGGAGTAGTTACAGGAATACCAACCGCTTGTTGCAATCCATTAAGTTGATACCCTCCTTCAGACAGTACAGTAGAACATATTTGTTTTAATGTACTTGCTCCACTTGTAGCTCCTGTGTTTGTTATTTCATATCTAAGTGGTAATGAAGCTGTAGTTATATATGTAGAAGTAATAATGTTAGCATGATGAAACTTATGGCAAACATAAAAGTTGCCATCTATAACAAAACCTATCCTAACTGTTCCTACTCCTAACCACTCTAAATCCATAAACAGAATCTGAGCCTTTGTTAAATTAAGGGTTATTCCACTAGGTCCTGAACCATCCATAGGATCCACATTCCAACTTGCTTGAGCAACTGGAGTGTCCACTAATGAACCTGAAACAGAACTTCTTTCAACAAAACTCACTGTGTTGTTGTTTAGTTCTAAATAATACCCATTAGCTGCTCCATAATACCCAACTCTTTGTCTAAGACCTGTTTTAGCAGCAGACAGTACAAAAGTATTTAAAATAAGAAGAGATTTACCCGGTTGATAAGCAAACACTTTAGTAGTTTCTCTTAATACGGAAGAACCAGAGGCTGCTGTAACATTTAAGTCAACAAGTCCTTGGCTAGAATTAAACACAGCAGTACCACTAGTAGCAGTTGATGTTGACCAAAGTCCGTTATCTGCAAATCTATGACTAGAATCAAATAATGTAAAAGGAGAAGATGTTCTTAATCTGCCAAAAGAATCTAACTGAGAAGTACCGGCTAAGATAACAGATGCTCCAGTATTTAAGGTAGCATTGGCACAACAGAGTTGTTGTTCTATTGCTTGTAATTGTTTATTACTTTGGTTAATCCCGTCTGTAGGATTTGTCATCTTCTTATAAGTCATAACTATACGGATTAGAAAATCCCGTCCTTTCGGACCAATAACTTCAAATATAAACTTTTTTTAAAATTTGTCAACAAAAAAAATCCCACTGGTTAGGTGGGATTAAATGGAAATTAAAAACAAGTAACGGGTTATCGAAAGATTATAGCGGTTTTATTGGTTACTCAGGATCGTTTTTAAGAACTGTAAAGTCTTCTGTAGACTCTGAAGGAAATTCTCCTTTAATAGCAATTCCTTCGTCCAACATTCTTTTTAGAATGTCTTGACTAACTTGTACTGCAGGGAAAAACAACTCTTGATAGTCCTTAATACTAAGTTGATTTAGAGGAATCTCAAACATAGATACAAGTCTTGCTAGAAATTCAAACTCTCTACCAGTTACTTTAATCTTTGCTTCGGGAGACCATGATATTTTTTCTTGTTCCATAAAAATTTGTTATGTTGTTTGCAAATATAGTGCCGTGGTTTTATATTTGCAAGTATACATATACATGGAAAATAAAAATTTATTTTGGTATCACGAAGAGTTTGAAAGGGAAGTCGAGAAACGTATTCAACATGAAGACGAGATGGAATTTATTCCACAGAAAGAGAAAACACTAGTAGTTAAAGGTGCTTTTAACATAGAGCACATATCTGCATGTCGTATTGTTGAAGGCGGAAACATCGAAATCTATCTTAACCTAGCACACGATCAAATGATTCCAGACCCCAGCAAGCCTAAGTACAAAATGATTGACGGTCAAAAGCAGATTATCGGCTTTGAGCAAAAAGTATTTGTTATGCCAATGGGTGTCAGTTTGACAGTAGCAGAAGATAAGGAACGCTTTTTGAAACTAACTGGAGGAGAACAACATGTTTAAGCCATTAGGAAATAGAATCCTGGTTAAGCCAAATGAAAAAGAAGATATGGTTAATGGCTTATATATTCCGGACCAAATAAAAACCAATCCTCCACGAGGTGTCGTTGAGGCAGTTGGTCCAGAGTGTAAAGACTTGGAACCAGGACTCTTTGTTTACTATAGTGAGCATAGTGGTTCTCCTCTTAAATTAGATAAAGAAGAATATCTGATTATGAGAGAAACTGACATATTCGGAATTGAATAGTCATAACTGTTTTTCAAAAACCAATAAAAAAAGGGAGTTTATGACTCCCTTTTCTTTTTTATAACGACAAAACTCTAGGGTTATCTAGAGGTACATTTGTTAACATAACTGTAAGACCATAGAGTTCAGTCCAAGTTTCTTTCATGTTTTTAGTATTGATTCCTATACTGTTTAGGATAGCATCGTAATGCTCACGATTTAAAAGCAGGTGAGTTGGTTTTTTACGAACTAACTCGCCAAGCTCATTGACATAAGTTTGGTTTTCTATTTCCATACACTGTTCTACTATATTAAACATACAATCTCTCCTCTACGGTCATTGATACTCCATATTCTTTATCGTAAACAATAGCTTGTGCAGCCTTAATAGCGTTTACAAAGTTGGATTGGTTGTGCCAATTATCTTCTTTTGACAGCGAAGGTAATTGTTTTATGCGAACTCCTTGTATTTCTTTTTCAAACACATGGTGTTTATCACCGGTAAGGATTTCATGGTAGGAACACTCTCCCCACTCTTTAGTAAATTCTTTAGCAAATATTAAAGGTAGGTCAGCAATCTTACAGTCTCCATGGTGCATACCTATGAAAGTAGAACCGTAAGTAAATATCTTGCGAGGTGCAGGGTTCGTATCGAATAATATATTAGTTTGTTTTTCAAAGTATTTCTCCAAGGCATAAGCTAGATAAAACTCTTTTGTTCTTGCGTGGTTCCCAGAAACTAAAATGATATTTAAAGTATCGCAAAACTGAACTAGTATATTAATAACAGTAGCGTAAATATCAAATCCTTCTACAAAAGCTTTATCCCAAGTAGTGTTTACATTCTGAGGAGTTTGGTTAGTAGTTGTTCCTTGGTAAGTGTCGGTGTGTAACATATCACTTCCTAAAACAAATACAATCTGCTCTATATAGTTAGATTGGTAGGCTCTAAAAAGAAGTCTCTTAGTTATATTAAAGAACTGTTCTTTCTTTTCTTCTAGAGTAGTTCCGTAAATGTCTAATTTGTCTAAGTGAAAATCGGTCAAGTGAAGGAACAAACAAGTCGGCCTGGTTAGCTGGCTATTCTTGAGAACGTTACTTTCTGTAATTACTTTGTAATTACTTTTATAACCTTCAAGAGCTTTTACAAAGTCTTCTGCTTCTGCTGTTTCTACTGTTTTTTTAACAGCAAACACACTAGAAGTAAAAGAGCCATTAGGTTGTTTCTTACTCCAGTAGTTTTTAATTATGTAAAGATTAGGGTTGATCTTGTGCTCTTTGTAAAGTTCCTCTACTGACTTAGGTTGAAAGTTTATACTAATTGTACTTTCTAGTGTACCCTTGGCAAAGTTTTCTTTTACGCTAGTTGTAGGGTCATGCTTATCAAACCTAGCATTACTTCTTCTACCAAAGGCAACCCTTTTTAAATCTCTTACGTGCTTGGCAGTTTTTTCTGGGTTCTTTAGAAAGAAATTAAATTTCTTTGCTACTTCTAAAGCCTTTAAATCCGTGTTAGGATTTTGTTTGTAGAACTCTACAATTGCTTTTTCTATGTTTAATATGTCCATATATTAGACTATATGGAATACAAATCTAAGTGCTCGGATTTGTAATTCCTAATTTTTAAATTTTACTTAGTAACGAAGAGTGTAAAAAAGACAAGTGTAGTTCCCTGGAATATCTTTTTCCAAAGTGATTCTATTTGTTCTTTTTTGATAGCATCAGCTAGTTCTTTTTCTTTTCCTTTAAACTTATCGGCCCATTCTTTGTCAAGGATTTGATACTTGACAATAGTTGTATCCTTAGCAGCTATGATTTGAGAATCTAAAGAGATTCTTTCTCTAAGTACAAATACAAGCTTTCTAGCCTCTAAGCCTTTAGCTAAGTATATATTGATTGTTTTCTTAGAAATGGTATCTACTTGCTTGATAGTATCAGCTGTGATAGTATCATTTGATAGCTGAATCCAAGGCTTTGTGTTCCCGGATAAGCTCTTCGGTAATAATATGCTGACTACTGTCAGCAGTAAGTATAATCCTTTCAATGGTTTTAAGATGTTCTTCATGTATTGTTTTTTCTTTTACTAACAAAGTCTTTTTCTGGACTTGAAGCGAATCGACTTTTGTGTTTAACTTATTTATCTCTGAGTAGATAGAGTCTAATTTAGTATCACGGACAGATGTCTCGTAGTTCTGTGAGCAAGATTTAAAAATTAAAACCAAGCCTAAAAAAAGAACAATCAAGGATACAGTATCCAAGAGTATAGTAAAGTTAGTCTTTAGTACAGAGTTTAATTTCTTCATTAGTCTTTTACCTCAAAATGCATAAAATCTCGATTTTGCTCTCTACCTAAAGATGTTAAGCCGTTCTTATAAGCTATGTCAATCATAGCTTTATATTCTGGTCTTGCAAATCTTGCAGTCTTGCTAGTTTCTTTAAGTTGGTTTCTTTCTGGGTCCAAGTCAATTGCAATTCCCCAAGAATGGCGACTAAATTCTGTACCGCCTCTCATAGCTCTGTAATTGAAACATCCGCCAAAAATATCTATGCCCAGCTCTACTAGCTTTTCATATCCGTAATGGGCCAAGAGTTCATTAAAGAATCCTGTGAATCTATCAGCAGCTAGTCTATGGCATTTCATCTTAGTTACTTTAACAGACTTATCCCAGGCTAGTCGCATAGGATAAGGTAAGTTGATAGTAACAAGGTATGGTTTTCCGTCTTGAGTTGGTTTACCATATTTCTCAAAACATTGTTTTTGGGTTATCATGGTTTGGCAAAAATAGATTTTTAAAAAATTAAGTCAATACTCCTATTCAATCACGTTGTCTTCCATCTCATTTAGTAGTGCCCTTTGTTCTGAGCCTTTCCAATACAGTTCACTTTGTTTTTGCTCAATCAATCTTCTTAGAGATGTTCTGTATTCAACGTCGTCAGTTTGGCTTGCTTCAATACTCAAAGCTTTGATTGCTTTTTTAAGCTGCTTCATGCCCTTTCGTGTTTCTTGTAGATCTTCCTCAGTAGATTGTAAATAGTATTTTGGGTTATAGTGAGTAAAGGTTCTATATCTATATTCCGGATTAAGGAAGTAGTTCATAGACCCAGCTAGTTTACTTTGTTCTAGGAATAAAGCAACTATATTAGAGTGTCCTTTTAAAGCAGGGTTAATTGGAACATCTTTACGATTTGATATATAACCATCTTTGTCTCTTTGTACGTATTCGTCAAATAGGTTATAAGTTTCTTGTGTAGCAAAACTATAACCCTCTCTCAACAAATCATAACTTGCTTGGTAAGGAAGCAGTACATTCTTACTAGTGTAATATTGAACTATGTTTACTTGAGTATTCTTATCAGTAACTCTTCCGTAGTATATAGAAGCAGGACTAGCAATAGGATGCAAAGTCTCTATTTCATCTATAAGATATACTAAGTTGTAGAGTGCAAAGTAAGTACCCCAGTTATCTTCGTCATCACCTGAATCTCCTTTAACTAAACCAGACAAAGCATAAGCTATAGACATAAGAGTTACAATTGCTAGTGTGTCATACAAAGCACCTCTTAATGCTCTTCTTGATGTACGATCTAAGGTTAACATATAAGCTTGTATACCTTCTTTTCCTTGGGTAAGAGCTTTAAGGAATTTATAAGACTGTTCAACAACAGCTCTATAAAAACCTTCATACTCATAACCTCCGCCATAAGAAATTCTTCTACCACCAAAACGTCTAATAGCTTGATAAGCTAACCAGCTTCTCATGTAACCGGCTAGTCTACCTAGAGCAAATCTTTTGTATTCTCCTTGGTCCATTTTTGCATAAGCTCCATTTACAACTGCTGTTATGCTATGAAGCTTTTTCATAAAGTAAGACTCTTGAGCTTTTACTTCGGCCTCATCAAACTCAGGCTTTATTCTAATCTCTCCATCTACTATTTCATAGGCATCTTTTAAGGTTCTTTGCTCACCTGACGTATTCTTGATAAAAGTCTTTTTCAAAAGGGCCTCATAGATACCAATAGTAGTTTCCATTTCAAGGAAGCTTCTTCCAAATCTAAGCAAGCTTAATGGGCTATAAGTTTTACCTTCTCTGAAAGGATTGTTAACAATGTTTCTTAGCTTTTCATTCTGTTCTTTTGGGAACACATGGAAGTAATCAAGCATCTTAACATAATCAGATTCTCTTCCTACACGAGTATCTCTATCGGCCAAGAACAAGTCTTTAATATGTAGTGCGCCTTCTCCCATTCCAGCAAATATGTCTCCAGGGGATAAATCAAATTCTCCTGCTTGGATTAGTGTATTTTGTAAGTTACTGAAAAAGTTCTTTATTGCAGAAGGTACGTTATAGTTCAAAGAAAGCTTTCTTCCTGCACTAAGTAATGGGTCAGACAATAAACCTATAAGTCTACCAAACTTACCGTCTCTAGTGTTTATTCCAAAGAGTTGTTTTTCATAAAGATTCTCAATCATCTTTATGGTGTACTGTCCTTTTTCTTCTTTGCCTATTTTCTTAGAAGACAGAATATCTTCTAGACCGAATAGAGTTGGTGCGTTCTTGAGAGCTATTTTAAACTTTTCAGCTTCGTGGTTGAACATAGTTAAAGAGGCAAATACGTTTCTGCTCTTTAAGCCTCTGTCCATATTAGAAGAGTACTTTAAATAAAGTTTTCTGTGTACTCTACTAGAAGTTTTTACACCGGCCAAGGAATCTTCGTCTTCTTCGTTAACACCTAAAACATTATCTCTAACATCTAAGTATTTTAGCCTTAATTGTTCTACAGGATTTAAAGTCAAGCCAAAGTTTGTAAACTTATCTTTTCTTACAGAAGGAAGCACTAGTCCTCTTCTTAAAGAAGCTGGCAAGTCTTGCTGGCTTTTCTGATTCATCTCAGTCAACTCTGCTAAGATTTCTCTTTCTGCAGGGTCAAGATTGTTGTATGATTCATTTACATACTGAGAAGTTGGTCTTAACTGTACTCTTCCTGGAATATATTTATAATCAGGATTAACAAACAAAGGCTTACCTGTTTGAGGATTTAGTACTTGATCGTTTACCCGGTATGAATTCCAACGGAAAGAAGGAGTAGTTCTATTGATATATCTTTCGTCTACAACTTCATTAATAGAATCCCAAGGAAGTATCTCATTCCAGAAGTAAAGAGGTTCAAAACTCTTTATTTTTCTTCTAACCATAGGATCAAACTTCTCTACAGGAATGTGGTTAGCTTTAAACCAAGGAGACTTTTGGAAAGCAATCATTACCTCTCTATCAATAGCTGATGTGTTAAGCAAAGATTCTTTTTCATACAAAACGTTAAGGGCTTCTCTAGCTGCCATTTCTCCTATCTCTAATGCTGTTAAGTTAGGATACTTCTTTTGAGTAGCTAAGGTTGCTTCTTTTAGATACTTTTCATAGTTTAAAGCAAGGTCCGGATTTAACTGCATAAACTCAACAACTACTTGAGCCCTAGTTTGTGACAAGGCATTATTATAAGCAGCCGTATAATAATCAGTTGATTGTCTAGTTTGAATGTCATTTAACTGAGCAAACAAATCTGCAAGGATAGCTTTGTCTTCTTTAGAAACTAGCTTTGCTTTTTTGAACTCATCCATGTTAGAGTTAAGCTCTTCTTGGAGTTCCTTAATTCTAGTGCTTATATCTAAAGGAATGTTAGTACCTACATAAATACCGTTTGAATCTCTATAACCTTTAAGTAGGTTAAAGATTTCGTCCCAGATTTCTGAAGCAGTTCTAATATTTACATTCTCTTCTTGGAAAACTTCTAAGTAATCTGCTTGAATTTCAGATATAGCATCTAAGATTTCTCTTCTTTGTTTGTACCAATCAGGGTCAATAGTACGTCTTACGTTTGCTTTAGACCAAGAATCAAGATTTTGTTTGGCTACATAAATAGCTCTTTTTGCGTCAGACAAACTGGCTGCAGTAACTTCTCCTTTATTATATAAGTCTAGTATCTCTTCGTAAGACTTTTCTGCTTTAGTTACTGCACTTGTATACTCATCTAGTTTGGCTTTCCATTGGTTTAATTTATCTTCGTCTGGTTCATAGGTAAAGAGTTGAGCAGCTCTTGTAGATTCTTTCCACTTTTTAATGTCCTCAGCTATAGCTAAATCCTCACCTACTTTAGGTGTACCATCTAAGTAAACAAAAGACTCTAATCTTTCTAGTTGAAAGCGAAGGTCTTCTATCTGTTCCATAACCATATCATTCAAAATGTCTCCACGATCTCTAGATTCTAGAAGTTTCATTTTGTCTATGATAGCTTTACGGGCTCTCTTTGCTCTCAAGGAAAGAGAACTCATTACTTGATAGTACTCTTCTGTTAATCCTCTGTCTTCGTTGGCTTCAACAAAACGAGCTAGGTTTTCTTCATCTTCAAAAGTATCCTCACCATTTAGTTTCTTTTGAGCTATAGCGTGTTCTTTTCTTACTCTTTCGTTTTTGTAACCAATCTCATCCATCTCAGACTGAAGAGCTAAGTCTTGTCTTGTTTCAAGTTCACCATTTTGATTTACAAAAACTACATCTACTTCTCTTACGTATGTGTCAAAGAAACTATCCTCGTTTAAACTTGTTAGGAAGTTTCCTCCTTTGCTTCTATAGTGGTCTAGTGCTTTTTTAACAAGCTTAGACATTTGGTTTTGAAACTTCTGAGAGTTCTGGTCTGCAGTTGTTTGCATATCCCAGATAAAATTACCTGTAGAACCAGTTAATATGTTGGAAGACAACTGAGCAGATTCAAGCCAATAAGACCACCAGTTTACATGGTCTTGGTTTTCAAACCCTTCCTCTTCTAAAGCCTTTTGAATATTCTCTTTAGTTGCATATTGTTGGGCTCTCTTTTCTAATTTAACTATAGCTTGCTTTAGAGTGTCTATTACTTGCTTTCTATTTTTTGTAGGACCTTGTTCTTGTAATCTTTCAAGCCTTTGTTTTTCTGCTCTTAGCTTCTCTAGTTCTTTTTGGTTATTGGCAAGAAGCTCTTGAGACTGTTTATGTATAACAGTAGCAAGTTCTGCAGCTACTCTAGGTATTGAAAACTTTTCATTCTTTTCTTTGATAGCCTTAGCACTTGATTCTATACTAGCCATAACTTCTTTTAAGAAGTTGGTTCCAGTACTATCCATCATAGATTTAAAGTAAGGCTTCCAATCATTTATACTGTTCTTTAGTTGGTTTGCTAGTTGAGTAGCAAAGTATGCAGTGCTTGCTCTTTCTTTTTCCGGAATACTCTCATCAGCTAAGTGGGCCGATAAAGCTTCTTCCATTGCTTTTAAGTATGTAGAGTTTTCATACAAGTAACTAAGTATGCCTTCTGCTATCTTTTTAATATCGGTTTCAGAAGCAAGGTCCTCTAGAATTCTAGAAGAACCTATCAAAGATATATTTTTAATCTGTGCCCTCTTTGCCAAGTCTATAATAGCTGGCCAATTTGTGCTTTCTATTAAACCACGTAGTTTACTATAAAAGTCGTCAGTCTTTTCTAACTCATCTTTAAGTTGGTCTAACGAGTCTAGGTTCCTAGCAATAGCTGGGTGGATATAAGACTGTTTTTCTAGTCTTATCTGATTGTATATACTTGTTGCTAGTTCCGGAGTTAAAGGACGATTAGTATACTTTTCATTGTATACCTCAAGAATCTTAGAGGTAGCTACCTCATTAAAAAGAAGTACTATTGCTTTAACTTCTGGATCGTTTATATTTAGACAAGTTGCCATGTATTTTTTTGTGTTTATTTTTCGGTTTACAATTTACAGCTAAGGAAGTATTCTTTTGCATCTTCCTCTGGCATATTTGGGTTTTCTTCAATAAAGTCTTCTAGCTGGTCTTCTATGGAAGGTTCCATAGTTGTTTCTGTGGCGGTAGGTTGAGATTTAAGAAACTGTTTAAATCCTTCTATATCTTCTTTATTACCTAAAAAATTACCAGCAAACTCAAAAAAATGAGATTTAAAATACTCATTAAATTCTGGTTGAGAGTATTTTTTATTATTATATGTTATTGTGCAAGCCATATTTGATTGTTCTTTATTTTGTAAATTGTTGTAATTGAAACATTAAATTTATTAGCTAATTCTTTTACTGATTTATTAGAACTTCTAATAAAAGAAACACTATCCCAATTCAATTTAGCAGAATTATTATTCTGCCCTTTTTTAGATTCTGATAATTCTTTAGCTCTCTTTTGAGCAGCTAATTTAAGATTTAATTTATGTTCTTCTGAAAATATTTTTCCCTTACCAGATTCAGACATTTTGTTTTTAGTTTCTTCTGAAACAGTAAATCCATAACCTCTTACAGCTTTACCTTTTCTTTTTTCTGACATTTTTTGTTTAGTTTCATCTGATGCTTTTAAACCGTAATTACTTTCTGCAATCAATCTAATGTTAAATTTATTGCTGTACTGTTTTAAAAACCATTGTTCTAATTTAATACAATATTCAGAAGGACATGTTGCTAATATTTTAAAATCTACATTTTCAATTCCATATTTATTTACAAAGTTTTGTAAGGGTTTATTTACATGAAAATTAGACCTTAATTTATCAAAATGTGTTTTCTTTCTTAAACAAAAATTGGTTGCAGAGCCTATATAAACCCTATTATCTATTTTAGAAAATATTCCGTAAACTCCTGAATTTAACATACTCTATCTATTTTACCAGTTTCTATTAATCTGTTTTCTATTTCCATAGAAGACTTGTTTATAATAAATTGTCTGAATTGTTCATAAGTTCCATATTTAGCAAATTCGCTATTTTCAAAAGCCATGTAATTTTTGAAACCTTGAATATCAGTTTTAGATAAAAGTATATGTATTTGTTCTGGTTCAAATACTATAATTTGTTCTTCGTTAATTCCAAAAGTTTCTTTTTCATCCACATCTTTTGCAATTACCGCATCATGAACCTTTATCCATTTTTGTACATTCTGCTTATTCCAATTATTTATCCATTCTGGGTTTTCCTTAGTATTAATCTGTTCTTCCGCTACTATTTGTCCTATTTCCTTCCAATGAGTTTCTTCTTTTATTATTCTTGGATTTTTAATATTAAGCAAAATAGGATAAATAGTTTCTTTATATTTATCTTTTACACTTTTTTGATATTCTTTATTTGATGCAATTTCTTCATTTTCATCGTATTTTTCTGAAATTTCAGTGTCTATTCTGTCTTGTGTTCTAAAAGAAGAGTATCTTTCAGCAGTTTCTTTATTTCCAAACCAATATCCTCTAATATTATTTGGAGCTTTAAAATTTTCAATATTAGGATTACTTGTACCATGATAAACAATATCTTTTACTTGACTATCAGGAAAGATAGTATCTAAATACTGAGAGTATGCTTGTAAAGCTTGTTGTTTTTGCTCTGGGGTTATTGAAGAAAAGACTTCGTTATTACCATCAAAGACTCCTACAGTTCCTTGTATGGTATCAGTTAATGGTTGTACTTTGTCTAGATTCTTTTGTATCTCTTCGTTGCTTTCAAAAGGTTTTACTCCTTTAGCAGTTGATAGTGTGATGTGAGGGAATCTGTTTTTAGACAAAGGATTGTCTACAAGTAAAACATCTACTTTATATGTGGTAAGTCTTCCTACTATCTTAATCTCTTTGTTTTGTCCTATAGGAAGTCCGGTTAGATCACTTGGTTTAAATTCAATAGTAGAATGATGTGAGTACAGATTAGGATGAACTTGTTTGTATTTTGAAACTACATCATTTGTATCAAAGAACACAGCACTATATACAACGTTAGTTGCTTTAGGTTTAAACCCTAATGCTTCGTACACTTGATTAGCCAACTCAAAGTCAGAGTCAAATAGCTCTTCTAGTCCTGGTTTGATGATTACAGATTCTTTTTTTGTAGGAAGCTGGTAATACATTAATCGACTCTTTAAGTCAACAGGTGCTTCTATAGTGTCGCTAAACGGTTTCCACTTTTGGTAATCGTAGGAATCTTTAGGTCTGCCCATAGTAGATTGCTTTTCATAAAAAGACTCCGAGAAGTGATTGAGGGTTAATCCATACTCTTTCTCTGCTATAACAGTATACTCGCTAGAATCTCTAGGAGACAAGAAGAAGTCAAACAAGTACATCTTGGCAAGTTCTTCTTCGGTGTAGTTAGAAAGTCTTTTATTAAAAGAACCAGTATAGCTTTTAAAACGGTCTTTGAGGCTTTGGTCTTCTGACCATATTGCATTTATTGTAACGTAGTTAACACCAGCTTTGTTATTGTTGTAAGCATAAAGAAACTCGGTGTCTGGGTACTGTTGTTTAAGTTCTCTTAAAACAGGAATTTTTTGTGCTAGTTTTTCAGCGTTTATTCTTACGTAGCCAAGGTTGCCTCTGATTTCAGAAATGTCTTTTGTTAACTCAACAAAATCTTCTATATCTAAAGAAATGCCGTGAATGTTTTGAGGAACTACATTATCTATATCATGTAAAGCATCTATATTAGGTCTGTATGTTTCTCCTTGGTAACGGTAAGACAAGCTTCCAGTAATGATCATGCCGTGGTCTGAAAACCATTTCATGAATTTTAACGCTTTTCCACCATCTTTTTTATTCTGTTGTTTTATAGTTTCAGAATAAGAGAGCAGATTGTAGTTAGCAGTACTTCTTTGAATCCTGTCTAGCTTTTTGTAGTTGTTATTAAGAATGTCTCTAGCAATAGAATCTGCTGCAGTGTTCAAAGAAACATAAGGAACAGTGTCTAACAAGCTAAACACATAGTCAATAAGCTCTTTTACTTTGGCCCAGAAGGTTTTTGATTTATCCATACCTTCATAGTTTCTTACTAGAGCCAAACCAATAACTTGTCCTATAGCTTCTTTTTTAATCCTAAAGTAATCAGGATTGCCTAGAGGTGTAACATACAAATTCTTATAGTCATTAACGACTCTTTCATATCCTTCCCAAGATTCTATGTTATCAAATAGATATGTAATCAAAGGGTTCTCTGATTTTTTACCTGGGATGGCTCCTAGTAGTTCAACAAAGACGTGACCGTATTCTTCTGGCACAGTAAGAAGGTTTCGATTTTTTGCATAATAAACCGCTTTATTCAAAACGTCAAATACACCAGTGCTGTCTACACCAAACCTATCTTTTAGGCTTTCTATTTCTTCGTTTTTAATGTGGAACCTTTCAAAGTATTTGATAAGCAAGTTTTCCAACTCTTTGTTAATAGGTTCTAGAATTGCTTTATAATACTGTTCGTTAGAGTTTTTTTCAAACTGTTTTATGTAAAAGTTTAAAATTTCAGAAACCTTTAAGGTTCTAAGCTGTGGGTTATTATTTACCAACTCTAAGAACTCTTGTCTTAGTTTAGTATCAACCCCTGCTTTCTTTAAGACCTCGTTTAGATTTTTTTCGGAACCTATACCTAGTACAGATTTGTTTATTGACCGAAGTTTAGTGTTTAATTCATCAATACTATTAAAGAGATTTCTAATTTGAAAGAATTTCATTTGGCCGGTTTCATCCATAATAGGCCCAATCTTTTGTTCAGTACCTCTAACTTCAGAACTTTCTACTAACTCTTGTGCTGGAGGAAACAGATCTAAAGCAATATCAGCAATCTCTTGACCTACCATACTCAAAGCAGTTGTTGCTTCACTAGGGGAAGCTGTTAACTGTTGGGACAATTCAAGTAAACCTTCCTCTACAGTAGAGGGGTCTTTTAATGCAACAGCTCCTATAGCATTGATGTTCTGTGCTAACTTAACTACTTTATCTAGCTTTTCTTGTTTAATACTCTCTAGCTTTACCACTTCTTTTCTTCTTTTCTCTAGAGCATCAACCACAGAGTTGTTGTAAACCCAACGAGTTGTTGTGTATGTTTTACTAAAACCATATACATCAGGCCTTAAACCCTTTACCTCTGAAGTTTGAGTAGTAAGAACTTCTCCTTCTATAGATACTCCAAGCTGTTCTTTTAGCTTACGAGAAAACTCTTGGTTGAATAAACCAAAGTATTTTCTATCTAAGATAATGTTGCCATCGACTATAGGCTTTTGTCTATCATTTACATAACTTTTTATATTGTCTGATATTACAGTATGTATGTTACATTCTTTCATTCTTTTGTTGCTTTATTACTTAGGAAGGTTTTTTGCCTTTATTACAAGAGATTTTATCTTTATCTTCAATGTTGTTTAGGCTTTGACCTAAACTTGCGTCACTGAGTTTTAATTTACCTCGACTAGGTTGCTTACGTTCATCAGCTTTTTTTTCTTTGCCAGGTAAAGTAAGTTTTTGTTTAGGGCTAGCTGGTTGTTGACCAAGTTCTGATTCTGGAATAAACCAAACATCATCAAAGCTTTGTCCATAATCACCTTGGAAGTTTTCATCATACTCTTCACCAAAGTCTTCAAAAAACTCAAATTCATCTGTAGACACTTCAGATTGTAGAACATTGTTAACTTGGTCTAAACCAAAGTTTTTAATATACAGAGAAGAAACTTTTTTACGTTCTAACTGATCGTATTCGTTCTCTAGAAAACTAATAATGTACTCTTGAAACTTCTTGTCGTTATCTGTATTTTTTTCAGCATTAATGTATGGCAAGAAATTTTGAATTGCATTGTTAAAATAAGGAGCACTTATACTAGCTGAGATAATACTTTGGAGAGTGTTACGTTGAAGTTTGAATCCTTGGTGAGCCATAACTCCCATAGCCAACTCAAAGAAGAACTTGCGAACATCTTGAGTTATCTCTTCAGTATCTCCTTGGAAGTTATTTATAAGACCAGTTAGTTCGTTGTTAAACGCATCTACCGCATCGTTAGAACCAGTTTGGATAAGAACAGGATAGTAGTAAGTTTTAACTCTTTTGTTCTTAGGATTAGTTATGTCTACTTTTCTAAAGAATAGATATTTAGCAAAACTGATATTTTCCATTATCCAAGTATAGCTTTCCTCTTTAGATTCAGTCATTTTAATCCAACGATCCATCAAAGAGTTTGGATTATTCTTTTGTAGTAGGCTAATTGGCAATGCTTGTTCAACAGACAAGTCTCCTACTCCTCCATAATTCCAGAACAAAGATAATATAAAATCGTCGTTAAAGTTCCTAATATAACTTTCAGCTTTCTTACCTCTAACTAGGTATCTGTATTTAGTCGCTAGTAAAGCTTCCATGTGAGAAGCAACCACTTCTTTATACTTTGGATTACCGGTAATAGCTAACACGTTTTCTAATACGGTATTACCAAAGTTAGAAACGTTAAAAGGAGAAACTACAGATTCTTTTACAATGTAATCTAGAGCCTTTTGGTTAAATATCTCATTAACAGGTTGATTTTCTATTGTCCCTTCTTTGATAAACTTATACTGGTTGTACATTGCTTGTCCAGATTGGAATGTGGTTGTATTCAAATCTAGATTTTGGTTCAAGGTAACTACTGCAGAGTTTTGTTTTTCTACAACATAGTATTGAGCCAAAGTAACAAGTTGTTTTAATAAGAAGTCTTTATCCTCTGCTGTAAGTTCTCTCTTGGCAAGAGTTGTGCTAAATTTAGTTTCAGCTACGTTCTTAATTGACGGAGGCATTCTTGTGAAGGCAGTTTCAAAGTTAAGGTCAGAAAGTATTTTTGGCCCATGATTAGTAAGTATTTTAGATATAGTTGCTTTTAAGTCAAGAACCGGTCTACCTTTTTCTGACTTCTTCATCACCTTTAACTTTGAGTCAACTCTTGCAATAGTCTTCTCTAAAAAGTCTACAAACATAGCATCTTTGCTACTTAATTTTCCTGACACAGCTTGTTTGAATTTACCTTGTTTAGATTCTCTAAAGAACTCATTCATAACAGGCTGAAGCAAAAGAACTACAGCAGATTCCATACTAGAACCATTTAATGTAACCATTTGGTGATACAAAGCAGTTCTAACTTTATCCGCAAAAATGCGGTTAATCCAGTCTTCTTTCTCCGCATCCACACTACCATTAATGAACTGACTACCAACATCGCTAATCAAAACATTATCTACTGTGTATCTATTACCCAAAGTAATAAAGTTATTCTCATCTCTTCTGGCCGGTAAGAAATAAAGGTTATAGAATGGGTCCACAAATCGTAATCCGCTTTGCTGGAATAGTTTGTGCATCGCATTAATCTTAGCAGAGATACCCAAAGGACTCTTAGCTCCAACTACTTCTCTTTGAATCCTGGTTGAAGTCATTGGCATAAATATCTCGGCTCCTCTAATCTTTTTAGAAATGTCTTCTACGTTAGTGTACCTTTTGCTAGAACCTTTTTGTTCTTCTACTCTATTATAAAAGTCTACAATAAAAGAGTGCAAGTAGTCATTGTTGTTAGGTGCAGTCAAAGACTTAAACATAATAGGCTGAGACATCATGTTAGAAACCGCTTTAACAAAGTTATTATGCGAAGTGGCTAACATTCCTTCCGGAACCTTTTTAAGATCTTTAATAAAGCCTACTAACTCTTTGTAAGAAGCCTGAAGCTTTTCAAACTTAGCAAAGAATAATGTATCTAGGTCGCCTTCTTTTCTAGCTTCTGCTGCTGCTTTCTTAGCTTCAATTATGTCTTGTTTAAATATTGCTATTCTTTCTTTTACTTCTTTGCCTTTTTGTGTAGTAGGTTTAAACTTTAAGTTATATAGCTTGTGAAGAATTGCTTTGTCTTTTGCATAGAGTGTGTTATAAAACTTGTATGAGTCAAAGTATGAGTTGTTACGCATCTCTACCTCTAACGCATCCATCTGTTCTACTACAACAGATATAAGTTCCTGGTATCCTTCTAGTGCTTTAAGGTTTTTGTTGTACTCCTCTACAGAGTAAGGTATATCAAACAACTGTCCATCTTCATTATAAGAAGGTTCATACATGAACAGTTTGTCAATATCAAAGTCAGATCCAGACTTAGTAACAATGTCTGGGTTAACTATAATAACTGGACCTGCAGAAGTAGGCAAGAATTCTCTAACTCTAAACATCTCAATAGAGTTGTGACCCTGTACAGGGATACGCACACCTACAATTGTGATTTTTTCTTTGTTAGCTTCTACCCACGCATCATCCATTAACGCTTCATTCAAACGTTTGAGGTCAGCAATCTTTGCTCCTTTATAGTTTAGGTTAAGTAAGGCTGCATGTTTATTAGGATTAAAAGCAATCTTAACATCTGCAGGTTGAACTTTACCGTTTTCTATTCTGTAGTTTCTAAGGTTGTTAACTCCAAACTCTTCTAGTTGCTCAGGGGTTGGGTTTTTAAATCGGCCACCCTTTTGGCTATAACCAGTAGAAGCTGTTTGGATATAAGGCTCTCCGTTTAATTTTGGTCTAATGAGTTTTTTGTTAAGAGCAGAAACAAAGATTCTTTCAGCTACGTTTCTGTAACTCAAACTATCCAAAGACAACGGATCTTCTTTCTCAGATTCTGTCTGCAGGAAAGAGAAGAAGTCTTCTCGTATATCTTGTTTCTCTGCTTCTTTCTGTAGCCATTTGTAGAATTTATTTTTGTCAACACCAACTACTTTTCCTTTGTCTAGAGTGATGCCCATTGCTTTGGCCATATCTAGTTGTTCTAGTTCTACTGTGTGACGAATAGAATCAACAAATGCTTTTCTAGCTTCTTCTACTATTGGAGCAAACTCTTCAGGATAATCTTCAGAAAATTCTCCATTCTCAAAGAAGTCACCAAACAACAGCTTAACAAGCTGAGTAGACAAAGTAGCTTCTTCTTTGAATTTAGGTGCTATGTACTGCTGCTCTCTTAATCCTTCTATAGAGTATGTACCTACGATGTTAGGGCTAATCTTGTTAACCTTCATGTCTTTGTCGTAAATTTCATACTCCGGATAAGGGAATGCCATCTTTTGTCCAGAACCAAAGGTGATAATATCTGTTCCAGATTCAAACATGCTTTCCATTACATCCGCTAAGTCAGTGCTTCCTAAACCTGCTCCGATAACAACAGAAGGCAACAAGGTATGCAAAGAGAACTTACCTAGTAGAGTGTCTTCTGGGTTATTTAGTTCTGCTCCATACAAACCAGTTTTTAAAGAAGGAATCAAACCTATACCAACACTATTAATAAGGTCTTCTAGGCGAGCTTGTTTTCCTTCTAATGTTTCTCCTAAATCTTCAAAACTTGTTATTCTTCCTGAAGCTTTTTTCTTTCCTCTGCTTTCTTTAATCTCTTTGTAGAGTCTGTAAATCTCAACCTCTTTCTTATAGGCCTCTTCTAGAGTAGGAGACCATCTGTCAATAGATTTTAGATATACTCTAACAAAGTCCAAGTTACCCCAAGCTTGTGCATCTGCTTCTTTCTTTTGGTTAGCATAATCCTGGTATCTAGCTTTAACTAAGTCTTTTAGTTTGTTAGATTTTGTGTTTGATAATTCTTTATACTCTTTAGAGTCTATGCCTTTAGTAGCTTCTACTTCTTTGAGAATTTGTATCTCAAAGTATTTCATAACAGACTCTTTGTTGTTTTGGTGAGGACCAAGATCTTTTGCAACAACAACTTTGATTTCTGAATTGTAAGCTCTTTCTGCTTGAGTTGATATTTGTTCAAGCTCTCTAGTTATTCCTAAAGTTTGTAGCTTATTAAAGAACTCTTGACTAACTAGAGGCTGTCTTCCTGGAGAAGAGGTAAAGCCCAAACGTTTAAACACTTCTTTGTAGCCTTTACCTTTAGTCTGATAGTTTCTTGGGTTGCCCACAAATAAGTGTACAATTTCTGTCTGGTGGACAAAGTAGTTTGTTAGGTAGAACTTTAGTTTGTCTTTAATCCATTGAGCATTTGTAATGTTTTCATTAGGCATCAACTTAGCAAAGGCTCTAACCATCTCTTTGTCTTGATTTTCTGGAGAGAGTGTGTTAAAGTTTTTAAGCAAAGAATACTTCAAAGCTTCGTAGTGTTTATCTATAGCATTGTTAAAGTAATCAGCTATTTCCTCTCTTACGGCTTTTCCGTAATCTCTAAACCCTTTGCCTTCAATTGCATTTTGCTTTAGTTGGCTCTCAAGCTCAGGAGACAAGATACCATCAAAGATTACAAACTTTCTGTCTTCTTCTCTTCTTGCGTTTTTAATTTGATCCATCTCATACCGCAAGTAGCCAATCATAGCACTCATAAATTCTGGTGCATATTCTTCTGTAAAAGACTCTTCCGGAAAGAGAGTAATGTTTTTCTTGTTTCCTTTAAACTGAATTGAGTAAGCAGAAGACTTGGCTCCAAATCTTAGGTTCTCAACTAATCGTATTTTAAGGAAAGAAAAGAAGTCATAGGCCAATTTATCTTCTGGGGATAGGTCAACTGCTTTACTACCTCTAGTAGTATCTGAGTTCCCTTGAATAGACATACCTTGCCAACCTAATAGAGACAGTTCTTCTTTCTCGTTCTCTACACCTCTGTTACGTTTTTTACCGTTCTCTCCAAATAACTTCTTCATAAATACAGAAGAAGTGAAGAAACCGTTAGTAACCATAGAACGAGTCTGTTCATTCTCTTGCAAGTCTTCTACGGTCTTTGCAGCATTGATACGGTTAATCTTATAAGACAACTCATTCCATTGATGCATACCCCACTGAAGTTCTCCTTCAATGTTAATGTAAGATTGGTCTCCATAGAATTGTTTTAGGTCATCGTAAAGAGAAAGAATGTTATTGGCTGTAGATTTTATATTTTGTATTTTAAACTTATCTTCTTTCTGTACTAGGGAAGTGTTTATTCCCATGCTTTGAAACACAGAAAGTACTGCTTTGCTATAGTTAGTTGTTAGTCTACCTAAAGGACGAAGTATTCCCTCAACCTTATTTGCTGAATATAAAGTCTCTTGTGCTATAATTCTTGCAAAGGTTTGAATAGCCAACTCAGACAAATCAGCTTTTCTGCTTTTTAGTTTAGCAGTTTCAGCATAAGGAGTAAAGTCCATGTTAAACACATCGTTAAAGAAAGTGTATATAGTTTTACCGTCTACACTTAATACATCTGGATAAGAGTCAAAGAACTTGGTATAGTCTTGCACAATAGCTTTTGTGTTCAATATAATCTCTCCAGTTTTTGGATCTTCTATCCTATACTTTCTGTTAGCGTCTACTGCAAACTGGTTGTCTAGTTGTTCTTTTACTTTAGCTCCTCCAGTAGTATTAAGCTCAAACAAGTCCATTTCATAAACGGTAACAGGGCCACCTTTACTTGCAACTGTTTTAGCTTTAACTCTTAGTCCCCAAGGAACAATTCTTGGAAGAGACATAGACTGTTTAAAGGCTTGGATAAGTTGTAGGTCTTGGTCAGTAGTTGCTTTCTCAGTACTCTCTGGTAACTGTTTTAATAAGTAACTAAACTGAGGAAACTCTTTTGACAACTCTTTTACCTTTTCTATCATTTCCTCATAGGAAACTTTTCCTGACAAGGCATTCAATAGAATGTTGTAGTTAGTGTTGTATTCTCCAGAAAGAGGAAGCATAAACTCGCTACCTCTAGCTAAAGCTGGAGTTCCATCTACAGACATATCAGGGTCTATTTTAGGCAGACCTTTAATGATAGAAATAATAATAGGAGATGCTACCTCTTTAGGGTTTATATCTGCTGCGGTTTTGTTTTCAAAATCTTTTGAAGAACGGCCTCTCTCGTTTTCATCTTCAGGAGTCATTGCAGACTCTACCATGTTTTCATAGTCGGCCAGTTCTTTATTTAGAAACTTACCATGCCATGATTTAATGTCATTCCACATATTGATGACATTAAAAAGATTCACTAGCTCGTTTCCAACACTATCAGGATCTTCTAGGTATAAAGCTTTTCTTTCCTCAAACAAAGCAGTTAGAGAATCTTTCATTCTATCATACACTTGTTTTTTGTACTCTCCTCGATTAAGAGACAAGAGGTCAGAAACTTTTAAGCCTAAATCATTTAAAGCTTGGTAGAACATATAGTTCAAAGAACTTACTAGTTCTGCACCTTCAAGAGAGTCAAACTCTAACTTATCTATAACTGCTACTCTATAGTTGTTGTTGCCTAGGTTAACTAAACGAACTACAGTATCATCTAAAAGTTTATATACACCGTCTTTGTAGTTTTGGTCTAACTGTATTTCTCGAAGACCATTCTTAATTGCCAGATTAATACTGTCATCTAGTCTAAGTATCATATCTGTATAGAACTCTTCTGAGAAAGATTTAGACAAATTTAGACTTGCCCATTCATTATGTTCGAAGTTTTGTTGGGCGTTTATTTTACCGGTTTTAAGAACACTAAACCATTCTTCAACTATACCCTTAGACTCTTGTGCTGTTTTTCCTTTAAAGATGTAGTTAAATAGATCAACAATCTTTTTGAATAGCTTTTCAAGAAACGTCCTTTGTGGAGTATACTCGTCTTTAGCATTCAACATATACTCTCTAAACTCTTCTGCTAAAACTTCTTCTGCTTGCTTTCTAGTTAGTTGACGATATGGAATCTCAACCCCATTAAAGCTATAAGTTCCTACTCTGTTTCGAACCTCTGCATAGATAACGTTTCTTTGTGCTTGAGTTAAATAAGTCTGAGTAAAGTTGTGCCAGGCTTCATGATACAAATCAGTATAGTCGGAACCATTATATAGAATAGTAGCATTTGCAGTCCACTGAGCTAAAGAATTGTTATTAGCAATTCTTGTTGCTACAACAAGAGGAGTAGCTTTAGATAACTCATTAGTTCTGAACCACATTAAACCCCTAGCTTGTTGTGCTGCTGTGGGTTTCATACGTTTACGATACTCTCTTTCTTCTTTTATGTTTCTTTTGTCTGAAGCGTTTAAATCGACTTTGATAGTCTGAAGACTTTCCATGTCCTTAAAAGCACTCTCCAAAAGATTCTCTACAGTCTTTTTGTTGTTTTGTTCCAAGAAAGACTGCATAACAGAAAACTGACTAGGCTTAGGTAGTTTGTTTTGTTTGGCTTCAGAAAACACTTTTTCAGAATAAGCCTTATAGTTGTCACCTAAAGCAACTGCTTTTAGCTGTAAAGCTTTAGCTCTACTTCCAGTATTATCATAAAGGTCTTCAAAGAAAAAATCTCTTTCCCCGGTAGGAGTTTTATCTAAGGAGTGTCCGTTATTGACATCCCAAAAATAATATGCAAGAGATTCACCTACTACATTTTCTAACTCAGAGAATTCTTTTTTGATTTGAGGATCACTGAGTAAAGGACATATCGACATATTTATTAGTTATTTACTTTGTAAAGTTATATTGTATTTGACTTTTTTCGTATCCTGCTTTGATTATTTTTTGCGTTTTTCTCACAATTGTTTTTCTGCTTTTCAGCAGCTTCAATTTGCTGTACGGTAAGACTAGCAGCAAGTGGACTATAGTTTTCTTTTTCCTCTTGACTTAGTTCAGGTTCGGCTTCTTGTGTAGGTGCAACTTCTAAAGCATTTAATTCTGTAAACAGCGCATTCACAAAGTCTTTTATACCTTTAGATTTAAGTTGACTTGGTGCTCTATTGAACGAGTCTTTACCTTCATAAAGAGTGCTTATCATATCATATAAAGCAGATATAACACTTTCCTTAGCCTGCTCAAACGCTTGAGGAGTATTGCCAAACTGAGAAGCTAACAATTTTATTCCTGCTTCTACACTTGTATTTTTAAAAATACTCTCTTTATTGTTTTCTAGATATTCTTTTAATCCAAGATTAAACAGTACTTCTTTCTTATTATAAGTTTTTACTTGATCTGCTTTATTTAAGAAAGAAGGGAAGCTAGTAGTCACTTCAACTTTAGTATCTGTTTCTTTAGTTATTGTACCTAGTTCGTATTTTAATCCTACTAATGAACCAGAAGTAGAAGCAGCTTTTTGTTCAACAGGTTCACTTTTTTTACCAGCTAACTCTTGTTCAATCAAATAGCTAATTCCTGCAAAAAACCTAATATCACTTCCTGGGTCTGTAAGATACTTACTTAATCCTGTAAAAGAACCGCCATCAGGATAGATAGTTGTTGTTTCTCCATTTTCAAAGGTAACATCAAATGTGTGTTGAGGTTTTGCATCTTTTAGTCCTTCTCTTGTAACAATTTGTGTTTCTTCAACATTGATCTTTATTTCTTTTATTCCTCCAAGTGTATCAATTACTTTTTTTGCAAACTCTTTTCTTTTGCTTTCTTCAATTCTTGTAGGATTAAAGTCTGTTACAATAGTTTCAGCAGGTTTAGCTTCTACAGGAACTATGTCATAAACATATAGCTTTCCTTTTCCATTAACCCAGTCTTTAGTTTGTTTGTACATAAAATCATTTTCAGACTTTACACCCTCAGACTTAATTATTGCATCTTTACCACCAGCTTCTTCAATTGTAAGGGCCCCTCTATTTGTTACCTTAAAATCTTGACCGTCAAAATTTACAATAGCAGATTGACCTACAGGTATATTAATTTGTTTAGCTTGAGCAGCACTTCTTACAGTAGTTGTTTTTACTCCCGCTTTTATTTTTTTAATGTTGTCTGGTTGCATTTGTATTTCAACCTTACTTTCTGTAGCGGGGGCAACAGTTTCTAGAGCAGCTAGTTCTGCATCATACTTAGCATTAATTTCTTCTGTAGAAGGTAGTAATTCTTTCCAATTAGGTAATAAATCATTCAGCTCTTCTATTGAGTAAGCACCTCTTCTTATTAATGTGTCTAATGTTTGGTAATTAGCCCCTTCTCTATCATCATTATTATATGCTTTTTCAACTATCTCTCTTGTTACATATCTTTGAATGTCTCCTCTAACTTTAGCTCTATTATCTCTAAGTATTGGTATAGAATATACTTCATTTTTAACTGTAGAACCATTATTGTTTTTTAATTCCTCTTGTCTTCTTTCTTCAATAGCAGCTTTAGCATCTGTAGAAACAGGAGCAGGAGCTTCTTCTGCAGGTTGAAGAGTGACTACTTGTTTTGTGCGAAGTTTTGGTTTTGCGTTTTCTTGCAAAGAAGGAATAACAAGAGTTTTATCTACCGGTATTGGAAGTGCAGGTTGTCCATTTTCTGTAAGAATGGTTGCTGAAGTAACATTAAAGGTTTCTTCATCCTTAAAGGACAACTTTATGTACATTATATTCAAACCAGGAGTAATACCATACTGTCTAGCAAACATTACACCATAGGAGTTCTGTTGGCTTATGTGTTCTGATTTAGGATTCTCTGCCATACTAACATAACCATTGGCTTCACTGCTATAACCTAGTATATTTTCTTTAACCTTCTTATACCACTTAGATGTTTTAAAGTCAACTATATCCACTTCTCCGGTTTCTTTGTTGATGAGAAGCATATCTATTGCACCAGCAATTTTAGCATCTTCATCCCAAAGAATAATTTCATCAGTGTTTATAATGTAGTTGTCTTTTAACGCATTGTAAATAACAGTAGCTTGGTTTGTTATAAACTTAAAAGCAGCTGCAGATAATAAATCTGGTTTAGTTGGAGTCCTACCTGCAAAAACATCTCTAAGAATTGTGTCTATAGCTCTACCAACTGTAGTTGCTCTCTTTGTAGCAAAAGACTCTTTGTCTCCTCCAAAGTCTATCTCAGAAGAAACTCTTTCGTAACGGTTTCCGTCAATTAAATAATAAGAAACTTCTTTACCGTTTTCGTCTACCTCTTCAACTAGTTCTGCTCTTTTTTTGTTTTTAGCTATCTTGTCTAGCAACTCTTGGTTTCCTGGAGCTTGTCTCTTACTATCAAGAATAGCAAGAGCTTCGTCGGTTTGGTCCTCAGTCAATTGCTCTTCTGCATCTTTTAGACTTAGTTTACCTGCAGGACCTTTCTTTTTAGCTGGTGTTTGTTGAGGTCCTGTTTTAGCTTTTGGTTGAGGAGCAGCTTTTGTCTTAGAAATAGAAACCCCCATATCAAATATGATTCTTTGGTTTCTTCTTACACCCGGAGTGTTTCCTGTCATGTAAACTTTGTTGGTTGATTTAACAAAGTCTACATAAGTTTGGTCTTTAACCTTTACTACTTCACCTTCTTGCATAGAGAATCTAGGGACCATAGAGTTTACTTCTCCTTTAGATACGTTATAATACAACTCTTTAAATAACTTGGTGAGTTGTTCTTGGTTAAGTTGTGAGCCACTAACTCCAGGAATAAAAGGAACAAGTTCTTGAGTTTCTTGGTCAAAAGCAAAAACTACTTTTCTTCCTTGCTTTTGATATATGTTAAGTGTCTTAGCAATGTGTTGTTTAAGTTTTTCAGCTTCTTCTGCTGCATCTTCTCCTGGAAAAAACTGTTCTCTAAGAGTCTTGTCAAATACCATAGCAGCTAAAGCTTCTGCTTCTAGCTCATCTACTTTGTCGTTCATCAAAACAACTGGGCTATCATTAACTACAATAAAGGTTTGTCCAGGAACACCTGCTATAGTTTCATTGCCTAGTTTTTGTTTTGCATTCTTTAAAACCTGTATGTTCTCTTCTGTTACTTCTAGTCCACTTTCTTGTAAAGGAACTAGAGTTTCTGTTGCAGTTATAAAAGTTCCCTGAGTAATTCTGCTGATAGGGAAGTCTTCTGAATGGGTAGGATCTGTTTTAATTTTTTTGGCTAATTTTACAACAGCCTCTTTTATAGGAACAAATTGTTGAAGTTCTGCTACTCTTTCACCTAAGATGTTTTCCCAATAAGGAAGTCGCTTAGTGTCTTCTTTTTCTAGAATCTGAGGATCGCTATCTATGTTAGTATAGAAGGGATAACCGTCAAACGATTGTATAGCTCCTGCAGAGTTAACAATTGTTAAGATTGGGTCCGAAAGATTGGCTCCATTCCTTTCTACCATATACAATAACTCTGGAAGGTTTCTTCCGGAGCTAAGAGTTTGTTCAAAGAAGTCTTCTCCAAAGAAGTCGTTTAGTTGTTTAAGCATAGGAGCAATCTGCTCTGCTTTTTTTGCTGGAGAACCTTTAATTGCTTTGTAAGCTTCATGAGCTTCATTAAGTAAGTTTACAAAGTCTTGGAAGTCTAAACCTTGGTTGGCAGCAAGCTGTTGTAGGAAGTTTAGCCTAGAAGTGATTCTTACTTTAAATGTACTGTAATCTTGTTGAACAAGAAACCTTAAAATGTTTGCATTTCTTTGAATCGCAGGATCTTTGGAAAGTTCGTTATTCTCAGGCACTTCAAAACCATAAGTAGAAGAAGGTATCTGCAATTGTATTACAGCATTCTGTCTTTCTACTAACGCTTTCTCTTTTGGAGTTGCTTCTGCATTGGCTTGTTGTTGTAGTGGGGTTTGCGGAGGAGCATCTTCTAATGTTAGTTTAGAAGATTTTTTTGGAGACGGAGCTTCTTCTTCCTCTGTTTTTGGTTGAATGCTTTTTCTCTTTTTATTAACTAGAAAGAACTTTGCAGCATATTTGGCCAAATCAAAAACACCAGTTATTTTATCTCTATACTGAGAAGGTACAGCATCTAATATAGCTTTACTTTCAGAAAGCATTTTATTAGAGTCATAAACTCCAGTTACAGTATTTGATATAAACTCTACTATCTTAGCCCAAATAACCGGGTCAGCTTTAATCTTAGCTAACTCTAACATGTCTTTTGTCTTCCTAATAAGTTTATTAGCAAAAGCTTCTTTAGATAAAGTGCTAGTTTTGTCGTTTGTCTTATTGTGTTTTTCAAAAAGGTTTGCAATAAACGTATCGTCGAATTTACCATCCTCACCTACATTTTGTCTAGTCTCTAAACCTTTCTGTTCTTCTGGAGTAAAAGCATCCCTTTCCTGGTCCTCTGTTTCTACTTCAACTGGGGCTTCGCTAGCAGCAGCTTGTTGTTTTCTTTCTTCTACTCTTTTTCCTAATGCTTTTTCTTTTGCAGCATCAAAAGTTTCTTGACTAATCTCTGGCACAAGTACCTCTCCAGTCTGTGGATTTTGTAAAGTAAAGGCTTTTTTTAGAGTCTCTAATTCAAATAAAGAGTCAAGGTTGGTATCTGCAGCTTCTTTCAAGATTTCAACAAGAGCTTCCTCTTTTTGTTCTTGAGGCAATTGTACAAAGTCATAAATCTTTTGAACTCTATTCTGTTCATAGCTAGCCATTAATTGTGCATAGTCTTCTTCATTGACAAAATCTGCATTGGCTTTTAGGTTTTTAATTCTATTTTGGCTTTGAAATACAGAGTCACCAGAAACATCTTCTTCCAAAAGGTCTTCCGTAAATTTGTTTCTTCCGGTCTCAGGATTAATTGCTATCTCTTGACCTAGTTTTTCTTCCAAAGCCTGAATCAAAGCTTGTCTACCAGTTTGCTCTGTTTTGTATTTAGGAGGCATGGTTTTTACAAACTCTAACTGCTGCGTAATTTCTACTATACGGTCACTTATAACTTTAGGGTTACTTAGAGTTTGTACAGAATCAATTTGTTCTTGGAAAAGCTTTGCAACAGTTTTTTCCTTTTCCTCATCTGTCATATTAACAAACTGGTCAACTCTCTTCTTATTTTTTAAGATGCTCTTGTCTACACTTTTAATCTCTTCTAAAAGGTCTTCTGGAGAGTTTTTAAAGTTGTCCTCTTTTAAGATACCTAGATCTACTAACTTTTTCTTTTCAGCCTGAGTAAACTCATGGGTAGAGACAAATGTAACATTCTTCATAGTCTCTAAATAAGCTTTTTCTTGTTGGTCCTCTTTAGTTAAAGTTTCTTGCTTAGATAGTTCTTCTAACCGTTCATTTGCTGACTCTTCAAAAAGTTTAATGAGTCTTGTATTTTTTAACGCTTTCTTTTGCTCATCGTTCAGTTCTTCATAGTTTATACTCTGTAGTTTGTTTTTGTACAAAACATCATGGAAGTATTTTTTCTGTGCATCTTTATCTGAGAGAAGAGTTCTTAAATCTTTTATGTTTGCAAATTCTGGAATAGAATCTAAGATAGACTTAGCCTCTGCAACAACCTGCAAAGCTTGAGCTGCTTGTTCCGGAGTGTATTTCTTTTTATTAAGTAACTCTTTAATTTTAACTTTATAGTGGTCTGGGTTATTAGCCATATCCCACAAAGTCTCATGTTCAGGTCCTAATTTATTTCTAGCAGCAGCTTGCTGTATTCCTACCCCTAAAAGACTATAGGGAGCCATACCTGCTAAAGAGTCTAGAAAAGTTTGTACTACATCTGTTGGTGTAAACTCATCTTCTTTTTTATAACTTTCATCCCCAGACTTTATCATTTTCCCTAGAAGGTAGTTTCCATAAAGAGACATCTCTTCTTCTAAAGATTCAGTAATACTTTGAGTTGCAGCTAACTTTCCTACTCTAGCACTATTCAACATAAAGTTTGTAAGCTTTTGAGTTGTAGTTGCTCCAAGAGGAGTAAACATACTTAAAAGTCCTCTAGCTACAGATTGGTCAAATCTTGTAGCACTAAACATACCTACTTCAGGAGCACCTATAGCTTCTGTTAATCCTTCTACTACAGATCTACCAAAAGCACGTTTAGAAGCAACATCTCTGTCTTTAGTCCACCTAAGTTCATCTTGGTACATATTACTATAAACACTTCCGGTAACTAGACCAAAAGTACTTACTCTATCTGCAAGTCTTAGTCCATTCCAAGCATTTACTGCATTCCATCGTTTTCCAAAAGAAGAAGCAAATTTTCCTGCAGTTCCTAAAAAACCAGCAGCTTTACTAGCTCTTGCTAACTTACCCCCAACACCTTTAGTTACTGCATCAAGTATTAAGATAGGAGCCATTTGTCCTATTACTGCAGCAGAAAGTTCTGGAATAGCTCCAGAGTTAAAACCTAAACTACCATCTTTTTTTGTATAAGTAAATTGGTTTGAAAGAATTAAGTTTCCATACTTATCAATGTCTAATGTGCCGTCTTTGTTTAAGTCTACTGGAACAGGACCATATTTTATATCATTACCAAGATGCTGTGCGTCTGGTTCATATTCATAAAAAGGAGTATAATAACTAACTATAGAACGAAACCCTCTACCAATTTGTATCCTAAATTGAGCTATAGACCTTTCAAACTTGTTATAAGTATCAATGTCGTAATCTTTGTTGCTGTTAGATACTCTTTTGTTTATGTTATCTAAGGCAGTTTCATAGTCTTTGATAGCTTCTACATTTCCAGTATCTGCTAGAGTCTTCATTTCTTTGTAGAAATAGTTAGCTATTCCATTTAAAGTTCTGTCCTCTAAACTTTTTGCAACAACTCTTTCAGACTCTGTAAGGTCTGCACCTGATAATATTTTTTCTCTGTCTTCTGGTTTTAATGTGTATATGTCTTCACCAGGTGAAGCATTCTCAAAAGCAAATGATTGCATTGCTTTTACAAATAAATCATTGTCTTTCCAAGATTTATTTGGGTCAAACAATTTATTAAACTGAGTTGCAGAGTTATTAGTATACCTTTGAAAAGGGTCTTTGATAGCAAACTCTCTGTACTCTTCTAAAAATTTCTTGCCTAAGTAAGGCGCTTTCATTTCGCCTAGCTTTTTTTGAATACCAGAAAATACAGACTCAATCTTATTAACATCTTTAGTGTTTGTTTTGATAGCATCTTCAAACTCTGCAGGATATTTAGAAGGGTCTGGAAGAATGTAATCTCTTTCAGCACCAAAACTTCTTTTCATAGAACTGATTGTATTACGAGTACTGTATATCTCGTCTGCTAATCTAGTTTGGTAATCAATAGCCTTTGTACTATAATTATCTATCTCTTCTGCAATTTTATTAAAAGCAACAATATTGTCATCATTAACACCTTCTTTTTCTAAGTCAGTTATACTTTTGTAAAGATTGTCTACAATTAAAGACTTTCCTAGGTTTTGAGCATAAGTGCCTCTAGTGTCTACTACAGGTTTTATTCCAAAAGGAGGAGGTGTAGCTTGTCTTTTAGGTACAATGTTGTCTAAAAAATAATTTGCAGACTCTATTTGTTGAGGAGTTACATTAACAGTTGTACCAGGAAAGTCTAGCAACTCTGTTAATGCCCCTCTTAAATTTAACGCAGGTACTTCTGCTTGCTTTGCTTTAGCTTGTGCTATTCTTTGTTCAGGAGTTCCATGTATAGCATCAGACATAGCTTGCTGTCTGTACAGTCTTTCCCCAACAGTTTTTCTTCCTTGTTGGTTTTGAGATACATACTTGTCTATACCCCTATTGAAGTTTTCTAACTTATTAGGCATTTTGTTACTAATATAAAACCTTATTTAGTTTTTTAATCTTGGTTATCTGAGTTTTGTTGATTCCGTTGGGTCTGTCGATCTGCATTTGAAGAATCTGAGCCAGAAAAATCAATAGTACTTCCAGTTCTAGGCATAATTTGTTCAGTAGTAATTTCTTTATACTGGAAAGGCTGTCCTAGTATAACATGAGGGTCCATAAAAATTCTAGGATCCGTTATAAAGTTCATACCATCTAAAACTTCTCTGTTATAGGCCAAAGAGTTATTAATAGCTATCCTAGTATTTGCACCTTTTTTTGAAGTAAGTTCATTATAAACTGAGTTAAGAGGATTTACTATTCTGTTGTTAATTTGAATTTCAACGTCTTTAGGATCAATATAAGCACGACGATCTAAAGTCACAGTGCTGTACAATCCACTCCACATAAAGTTATGGTATTTGCTACCTGGCATACCTTTTCCAAGGTAATCATTAAAGACTTTAGCAATATTTGCTAATTGGTTCAATCCTTTTCCTTGAGCAGCATCAGATAAAGCAAGTCTAAAGTTTTCTACTTTTTTAATTTCGTTATCTGGTACTTTGTCTTTTGCTAAATCTACTTCCATTTGAGCTAGTTGATCTAGTATGTCAGGAATACGTTGGAGTATTTTACCTGCTTCTCCACCACCAGTACTAATACTTGCAGTAGGTACTCCATCGTTTATACCTTTGCTAGGTTTATTATTATAAGGCAATCCGTTTAGGGGATTTATTGATTCGGTTTCAATTTCTTTAAGTTTTTTATCATACAAGAATTTTTGGTAATCTCTTGCTGAGTTTAGGTTATGCTCAAGATTCTTAATGTAAATATCATCCGGTTTATAGTCATGCTCTTCTTTTCTCTGGCTGTAGTTACGAGATTTGCTAGTTATGTAATTATCCAAGTAATAAGGATAGTATACATTTTCATCTATCTGATTAACATCAGCAAATTTTTGAGCATTTTCGTAAGCAGACTCTAATTGTATGTTTAGATCTTCTACCTCAGCTTCTGCTCTATCTAGCTGTTCTCTATTAAGGGCTGTTGGACTAGTCTGATACATTAACTTAGCTTTTTCAAGATTTGGTATAGCGGTCACTAAACCTTGATTAGCTAACTCGTATCTTTGTTGGAAATCTTGCAAAGCCATTTCTTGAATGTTTTGTACACCTAATTGTTTTAGGCTATGTCTAGCATTCATGTTTAGCTGCATTAACTCTTTTTCGTCTAGTTCACTTTTTATAAACTGAGCTACTTTAGCATTTGTTAAGTACTCTGTTGTAACAATGTCTAAAAGGCCATCACGTCTTTGGCTAAGTCCTTTAAATATGTCAGGTTTTAAGTTTTTAATCTTTTCGGCTATTTTAGCATTAACATCTATGTAGGGAAGATACTCTTTGCCAGAACTTAAAGTAGAACCTACTTTACCATCGTTAAGATAGTCGTAAGCGTCTTCCATAAAGTAATAGTCATTAGCAGGTCCTCTGTCTTTAGAATCAAGACTAGAAAGAACTTTCTGTCTTCTTTGTATCTCTTGACTGCTTTGTAAAGCATTCATGATAAGAGGATCAGTTTCTAAAGGTCTTCCTACAGACAACAAGTCTCTAAGACTATTTATGTTTGCAAAGTCTGTTTTAGCAGCTCCTTCATTAATAGCCTTCATAAACTTATCCATCTCTTGACTAAAGTATTTTTTGTCTTCTTCTTTTACGATAGAAAAACCATACTGGTCTAGAGTGTCAATTTGATTCTGAACTTTAGCAACTCCTTCGTTATAGAGTTGTTGTTTTATAGTACCTACTCTAATCAGTTCATCAGCCGGTAATGGACTAATATAATCTGGGTAAACAAAGGGACTGTGTTTATGTGAAATAGCCATATTGATTTATTTTTTGTAAACTTTACCGCCAAACTTTTTAGTGGCCTTAACTGGTCTAAAAGTTTCTGGTAAGTAATCTTCTTGAGGAAGTCCTGGATACAAGTCTTCTGCCATAGGAAGAGCTGTAGGAAGAACTACAGGTAATACATTGTTGTAAGGATCTACATTATCTGTATAACTAGGATAGTACATATCTTCAGTTATAGGATAAGTTAAATCTTGTCTGTATACAGGTTGAGCCCAATTACCTTGATAAGCATCTAAAGGTGAAATGTTATTAGCTTGTGCAACTTTATTATCAATTGGATTTGTAGAAACAGGTTTTGCTACAGCACCTTGTGGAGCTTGCGGTCTTGGATACCTGTTATAAAATCTTTGACTATATGGATTTACTTTTAAAGGATTTTTTAGGTCTGTTCCCTCATAGTAGTAATTAGGCATAAGGTTAGCTACGTTGAACATTTTTACAAACTCATCTTGATTAAATTTACCATACTTGTTTGTAAGGCTGCTTATTGCTCTAAGTTTTTCTTGTTCTGCAGCATCTTGGGCAGCAGCCATGTATTCGTTATAGATAGAAGCAGCAGAAGTTACGTCTCTGTAGTTTTCTAGGTCTCTAGCTTGAGCATTGTATTGGTCAGCTTGGAAACGTGCATTTGCATCGTAGTTCTGTTTGTTACCAAAGGCTTGTTGCTTGGCAGCTAAAGCTTGGTTAAACATTGCTGCATTACGGCTATTGCCAATAGAAGCATTTCCTGTATTCTGTCTAATTGCAGACTGGAAAGAATCATCAATAGCTTGAAGCTGTGGGTCAATGTTTAAAGTAGGAGGAGCAAGCTCAGTATGAGTAAAGTCCGGAGTGTAGTAACTGTAAGGTCTGTTAGCATACATGTAACCTAGAGCTTCTGGAGCAGCCTGATACAAAGGGAATCTACCCATAGTACTAGGATAAGGTTTGTAAGTACTTTGATAGTCAATTTGACTACCTGGAGGAAGTACAAGAGGACCAGGAGGCTGTTCTTCTACAGGAATATTAGCATAAGAAGGATTTCTAACATAAGAAGCAGCATCGTAATGTTCCCAACCTGATAACATATCATTTCCTATAGAAGGCCTAAAGCCTGATTCAGAAAAGCTATTCTCAATGGCCTTTGTTACATCTTGATAACGATTTTTGTAAAAGTCATCACTTATTAAAGCACTATCAGGAATATCAGAAACATCATAATTTAATTCTTGAAGATAATTTCTTCTGTTCTCCGCTTTCTGTTTGGGATCACTTGTTATTGCTAGTTTTTCAGCTTCTTCGGGACTAACGCCTTCTGCTAAAGCTCTTTCATAAGTAGCACGTTGCTCGTAGTCTTGTGGAGTCATACCTCCTACAAAAGAACCAGTTTTTTCTAAAGTACCTGATTTACTCTTTGTAGAGTATCCTTCTGTAGGTTGTTGTATCTTGATTCGATATTTATCAGTTCCAAAACCTTTACCTGTTTTATTAACTACTTCAGAAATAAGTAATCTATCTTTAAAAGAAGGTTTAAAGTTTCCTTTAATTATAAGTTCAGTAGGATCGCCTTCTTTCCAACCTCTAGGTTTAATTTCTTCTATTTGTCCTGCTTTGATAGCCTGAGCAATAATATCTTCAGCTATTTTTAGTTTATTAGCATTTTCAGGAGATTCTTGTGCCCAACCTCTCAAGAACAATCTTCCTTCAGCAAAATCTTTTGCAGCAGAAGATCTACTAGCTTTGGCTAACATTTTAGCCTGTACACTACTTACTTTAACAATAGTACCATCGGCTCTTTGTACAAAGTCTCCAGCTTTAATAGACTTATCGTCTTCTTTTTTAATAACTGCATCTTCGGGTAGTTTGTACTTTTTTCCTTCGGGAGAGTAATATCCTCCACCTTGAAATTTAGCACTACCCATTACATCAGTACCTGTAGTTAAAACAGAAGTATCACCAGGTGTTGCTCCGTAGAATGTAGAATCTTCTGGGAACATTCCACCGTCTTGAAACTCGGCCATTCCACCGGTGTATACTCCGCCATATTCAAATGGGTCTGTAAAGCTTAGGCTTTCTCCTTTCTTTAAGTCTAGTCCAAATTTAGCCATCATTCTTGCTTGGTCTGTTCCGTCTGAGTTACCATTCTGTCTTTGTTGGTCCTCAAACAATTCATTCAAGATAGCATTTTTACGGTCAAACATTAACTTGGCCGTATTTCTATCTATGTCATCTGCATAAGGGTTATTTAAAACCTCAAGTTCTTTTTTAGGATCGTGTTTCTTCGCTTGTTGAGCATAAGTTTTTTTACTACCAAAGGGTCTAAGAAAGTTAGAAAAAACACGACTACCATCAGGTAAGTTAGTATGTACTCCACCTTGTTCGTGGGAAGGTCCATGCACATGCTCAGTAGAAAGATTAGGAAGTTGTATAAACTCACCCCCTTCTACTTCTACTTCTGTTATATCAGGAGAAGTACCTCTTCTAATGTTTGCACCATTTTTTCCTCTTCTAATTATACTTTGATATTCAGTACCTCCACTAGAATCTGGACCATGCATATGGTTGTAGTCAGTGATAGGCGTGTTTATAAATTGGTTTCTGAAGTCACGCTGAAACTCTTGACGTTCTTTCATAGCATCTTGGTTTATAAGATAGTTATCAATTGCATATAACGCAAGAGGAAAGAGATCATGGCCTTTGATATTGTCAAAAGAATTTCTATATGGATCTTTGAGTTTATTCTGGCTTAAATCAACTCTTTTGTTATTAGCCATAACTTCACTCTTGTTGACTGTAGCAGTAGGCTTTATAGAAAGAGATTTAAACACTTGGTCTCCAACTTGCAGTTTTCTTTTGTTGGAGACTTTGTTAGATTTTTTAGTCATAACTTAAAAAGTTAAATAATAAAAACGGAAATGTAACGATTTCCGTTATTACAAAAATAAATGAAAATTAGAAAAAGTCAAGTTTTTCTTTTAGGTAATAGGGTTCAGGTATATAATTTTCTTTGTTAATATAGTAACCACTATTTTTATGATAAGCTAGTCTAGTCTCAAAATAATTAAAAGTTTTAAATAAGTGTTCTATTTTATAAAACCTTACTTACCTTGTCTTCTATAGGGTTTCTTATAATTCTTTGAAGATTTCAAACCTGAGTTCTTCTTCTTAGAGACAACTCCCTTACGTTTTACTTTTGATTTTACTTTCTTCGTAGGTACACCAAGTGAACTCTTGGTAGATCCTTTTGCTTTAGATGGAGCCATTTGATTTTATATTAGTTGTTAATAGTTAGATTTCATGTATGCTTGTTTGAGCATACCTTTATTTCCAGTAGGTTTAGTATACATACTAAGTCCATCCTTACCTCTTCTCTTAGCCATAGCTTTAAAAGTCTTGGCAAGGTTATATCTTTTAGAACCTTTAGGGCAAGTAGGTCCACCAAATTTAGCACCGGTGCATACACCTTCTGTCCCACGTTTTTTAATTCCTTTTACAACACCGGAAATCCAATTCTTTCCGCCTTTTTTAAATTGTTGAGTTTGCATATTTATTTAATATTAGTTGTGTTACTTTTACTTTGTCATTTTCATGTTGTTCAGCATGGCATTTTCCACAAAGTAAAATACCATTAGTTATTTCAAACCTAAGTTCCGGATGGCTTGAAAATGGTTTTATGTGATGTGCAGATAAAAAAGTTGTGTCATTACATGTTTGACAACATTTGTCTCTTCTTTTAACTTCAGTGGCCCAAGTCTTTAACCTGGCTTTTACTTTCCTTTTTTCGTCTTTGTATCCTTTATAGTTACCATTAAGTTCTCCAACCCTAAAGGAAGCTAAGTGTCCTAAATGTTTTGACAAACATTCTTTAGAACAAAACTTTGATGTTTCTTTTCTTTTTAGATTTACAAAATATTTTTGGTTACAGATACCACAATCTAGACTTACTTGTTTAGTACTAGATTTAGAAAAACACTCAGACGAACAATACTTAGAATTTTTATTGTGATATTTTTTATGGAACTCTTTAGAGCAAAATAAACAAGTTTTTGTATTTAACTGTATTTTAAGTTTATCTGAACACTCTCGACTACAACAATGGTGTTTGCTTCTTTTGTACCAACAATGAGGAATGTTGTATTCTTTACTACAGTAATCACAAGAAACTATCATATCTTGTTGGGTTTCTGTTTTGAGTATTTTAAAACTTGTTTAACTTGTTGGTTAGACATTGTTTTGACGTTTCCTTTATTGTCTTTTTTTACTGAGCCTCTTGTCTTCTTAACAGAAGCTAGTGGATAAGAACCGCTAGAAACTACTTGTCCATTTACTCCAGGTATTCCTATAGTTCCTCCCATTTGATAACTTTTTCTAGATTGTCTGTTAAATTTTTGAGATGCTTTTGTTCTTAAGTTAGTTGTACGTGGGCTAACAAAACCTCCTAAAGAAAAAGCTTTAATCTCACCTTTACCAGTTTTAAATTTTTCTGGAATATCAAACTCATACCATGTATTACCTTTATCGTCTGTGACTACTTTGGGATCAAGTCCAAATAATTTTTTAACAGTCTTAGGCTGTTCTGTATACTTTTTAAGAATAGTTTCTCTGTAAGTATCATATATATCTCCTGTAATCTCTCCTTTTAAAATTTTTTCTAGCCTTATTTTATCTGAGTCAGGTGTTAGGGACATAAGATCTTCCCATTCAGGAGTACCCTTTAATCTATTATATTCTTCAATAACTTGTTCTGAAGTTTTTACAGGTTTATAATTTTGAACTTTAGCAGCAGTCTCGCGGGTTGGAAGTCTTACTTTACTTACATCGCCTCTTTCTCCAGAATAGTTTACAAGTTCTTGTAAGTACCTTTCTTGATGATTTTTATCTAATAAAGATTTCTGAGAAAAATTTTCTATCTCTACTTTTTGAAGTAAGTTAGCTTGTTCTTGAGCTTTAACTATCTCTTCAAACTCTCTTATTTGGTAGTCTTGTACGGGTACTCCAGCCTCGTCTACACCTTTTGTTTTCATTGTATCAAGAACAGCTTTGTTTCTATCTTGAAGTTTCTGCATTCTTTCTAAAGATTTTTGATATTTAGAAAGATCTGAAGCATTCTTTGCCATTAGTCTGTGAGTACCTTGAAAAGCATCCGATTGCATTTGTGTCACAGTTAATACATCAGGTGTTTTCGCATCTCTTAAAAAATGAATATGACCAAGTGTTTCTTCTGGATTACCATGAGCATCTGAACCTCTACCAAATTTATTCCTATTACTAAGTACAAGAGTTTGATTTTCAATATGGTCAGAGTTATATGTATGCATTCTTCTACCACCAACCTCTGTTGTTGTAAATGTTCCGGGTTTATAGCCTAATCTCTCAAGACCATAATTAGAAGAATGATTTACAAAAGTCTTTTCTAAAGGAATAAGTTGGCCTTGAACTATTTTTCTAAACTCATTATAATCCATTTTTTTAGGAAGTGTTTCTCCTAATCCTTGTTTAATAAAAGCTACTTTATCTACTCCTCCTGATTCTTTTGCTATAATACCAAGAGCTTGTTCTACATTCACTAATCCTGTTTTAGGTTCTACTATCTTAGAAATAGGTCCGTCAGCCATTGTAGATTTTAAATGTAATCCTGGAAGTTCTTGCATTTGCCATGTCTGTGTAGGTAAACCAGGTGTATTATTAACAACATTTTTTAAAGGAGTTTTTGTAGTAAGGTGTTTTCCAAGATTTTTAGGACCCATTCCTGCTAAAGGATTAACAAGATTGTTTACAAATTGACCTGTTGATTTTGTTCCTAGGCCTCCTAATGCTCCAGCTAACAGTGGGCCTCCTATTCCTGTCACATAAGGCATTAATGAGTCAGTTTCTCTAGCTACATAAGGAGCAGAGCCAAGTCCTTCAGCCCAACTACCAAGCATAGCTACTGGGTTAATGTTGTCGGTCCAATTTCCAGCATTCCAACTTCCTAGATTTCTACCATATACATAAGCTTTCTCTCTCCAATCCATATCTTTCCAAACTTTTGTTGTTCCGCTTGACTGCAAGTATCCGGCAGGAAAAGTAAACTTAGCGTTTTCATCTCCCCAATCTTCTACAGCTTGTGTAGTTTTAGCTGCTGCTTTTCTTTCTGCTTGTAAGCTTTGTGCTTGTCTTTCTTCTGCCTCAGCTTGTGCTGCATCTTCCCATTGACGTAAAAGATCAGCAGGAGTTACCCTAGGTCCTGCTGCAGCAATAGCTGCATAGTCACTATCTAATTTTTTGTAAAACTCAGTTCTAAGATTATCTTGAGTAGGCTGTTGTTGGTAATAATTATTACCTAAGTTAGTAGGGGTTTTAGTTGTAGGTACAGGAAGTGGTTTTGGTAGAGGAGTATAAGGACGAACATAAGTATTGTCAGTAGTATTGTTGTATCCGTAACGATCTTCTACATATCTAGGAATGGGTTTTTTTGTTCCGCCAGTTTGATAATTAGTACCAAATCTAACAGGATCTTCTAACATGTTATACTTTAAAGTACGCATTCTAGAAGCATACTCTGATTCAGGGACAGTGTTATATTGTCCCATGTGCAAACCAGTATCATAGTATCTTTGTATAGCTTGGTCCTCTGTAAGTTGTGTACCATTTACTACGGTAGGAATAAGAGTTTCTTTACCATCTACATTTACACCCATTCTATACTCACTTCTTTTCCATCCTTCATCGTCTATGTAAAAAGGTCTGTCTATATCAGAGAGTAAAAAGTTTCCTTGCTTGGGGGCTTTTTCTAAATCGTAATCAATTTGTGGAAGTATAACTGGCGATTTTGCTCCTCCGTCTTGAAACCTGTTGTTTCCCATGTTTCTCATAGGAAACTCTTTAACATAATTCCCCGGAAAGGTATAATCGCTTCCAGGCTTCATGAGTTGTCTGTTTCCAAAGTTGTCTACTCCTAGAACAGGAAAGTCAACACCCTTCATTGTAATCTGATTAGAAGGGATTACATTGTAAGGATTGTTTACATCAGGCGAATTCCTTTTGTATCCTTTAGTAGATAAGAATTTTTCTTTGAGATATGATTTACTGAGATTTCCCATTAGCATTTCCAGCGTCTACGTGCTTGTCTGATTCTTGAGTTTGGATCGTTTTTAGTTGCTGCAGAGGATCTCTTCAGTTGTCCTAGTGAACGAGCACAATAAGATTTTCTACGGTTAGCAGCTTTGCTTCCTGGTTTTACTTTACCAGTTACTGCAGTTTTAAGTTTGGAGCCAGGGTTAGCTCTACGATATGCAGCAACACCTTTAGCGGTCATACCGGCTCCAGATTTAGTTGGTCGATAGTTTGCCCCTTTACCTTTGGTTGTGTGGGGAATTGTTCCTCCTTTAGAGTAACTCATCCCCTCACTACCGCAAGCTTTCATGTAGGCAGATTTAAGCCTAGAC